CCATTCGCTACAACTTATTCAATTGAAAATGGTAGGCAAGGTGGGATTCGAACCCACAGCGTTTCTAATGTAAGGGATTTTAAGTCCCTTGCGGTTCTCCAATTTCGCCACTTGCCCACTAAAAGTTTTTAAAGAACCATCACTTACTACTCTTTCATCTTACCACATCTTACTTACTTGTCAAACAAGTTTTTCAGAAAAAAATGGTAGGGATGGAGGGACTTGCACCCCCACGGTTTTACCCACGGCTTTTTGAGAGCCGCATGTCTTCTGTTCCATCACATCCCCGTTTTTAAAATGGTGGTTCCGCCCGGATTCGAACCGAGACCGTGCTCAAATCTAGAGCTTATCAACGTTATAAGCGTTGCGTTCTACCGTTAAACTACGGAACCACTAAATGGTAGCGGGGACAGGATTTGAACCTGTGACCTCCTGGTTATGAGCCAAGCGAGCTGATCCGGGCTGCTCCACCCCGCAAATTGTTTTGTTAAAGAACTAAAATGGTAGCTGGTATGGGTGCTGCCCCCACTTAACAAACCTTATGAGGATTCGTCGTTTGCTGAAACCCCAGCCATTCAAATGGTAGCGGATGTGGGAGTCGAACCCACTATCTCTCTGGTTATGAGCCAGGAATGATTTTCCGTTTCACTCACCCGCAAATTGTGTTGGTTTCGATAATACACGGAGGTTTATTTCAACGAACTAGCGTTTTTTATTGACTCACAATTATCATTTTTTTCTCAGGTTTGTACGCTTTTCAGCGTTCCATCAATCTGATACTCTATTTTCCACCAACTAAAATTATCAAAAGAACAAATTAAAAATTATGTTGGGTGTGTTTATTGAATACTCTATCCACCCAACAAACAGAGTATACCATACGCTAACCCCGCAACCAAGAAGTTTTTTAAGAGACTTCCAACTCTAGGGGCATTTTGGTTATTTGCCCTCCACCAATCAGTTTTATCTTCTGGATAACTGATCAACCAGAAATATATATTACTCTATATTTAGTTTAGAGTCAACAAAATCTTTCAATTTTCTTACTCCTTTGCCTGAACAAACTCTTGAACAATATTGAAATTTAGCTGGCTTTCCACAACATAAACATTTATTGTTTTTAACATTATGTGGATTTCCTTCATAAAGTTCAATAAAATTTTTCCCATATTTGGACTCTACATATTTAATTATAGGTTTAATTTCGTTTTTGTCAACCACTAAAATTTTTTCTGTAAAGTATTTTTGTTTATTTTCAAATTCTTTTTCTTTGTACCCTTTTATTTCAACATAAGTTTCTGACTCAATCAAATAAAAATCTGGATAATATTTAGAAACTTTTCCTTTTGTGTTTATATAATCAAATGATTTAGTATTGCGATTAAATCTTATATTAAGATCAATTGAATAAATTACCCACGCTAATTCATAACTGCTATTACAGAATATACCTTTATACCATCCAGACTTTGATCTACCCGACCCCAGTCTGGCTCCACCGGATTTTCCTTTAAAAAATCCTTTATCTCTAGCTAACTCTTTACATTGCAAAGAACAGAATTTTCTTTTGTCAGACGGCCTAAGATACATTTTTTTATTACATTCTACACAATGCAGAATTTTCTTTTCTTTTTTAGAAAGAATAAATTTATCTGGGTTTAATCTGACCAACTCTTTTAGTTTGTTTTTTATTTTTAATTTAGTTTCTTCAGAGTGTTTCATATCAATAAATAGTATGAACCCCTCTCAAACTATTGATTATTTTTGTCTTAAAAATGGTATCCCATAGCGGTGCTGCCCCGCTTTCTCCGGAGTGAAAGTCCAGTGATCTAGCTGATAATCTAATGGGACAATAAATTGGTAGGGCCTGACGGTAACGATCCGTCTTCCAGGGATTAAAAGTCCCTTGCTTCACCATTAAAGCTTAGACCCCATTAAAATTTGTTAAAGAGCTTACTACTTTTTTATCTTACTACACATTCTTTTGTTGTCAACTATTTCTTTGTTCTTTGTTGGTGACCCCCTTCGGTTAAAGGCCGAGGCAGTTCCGCCATACGTAGATGTTCTAGAGGAGTGCTTCTCCCACCGTGCTTAAAGAACAAAGAATCATTTACTTACTACTTCTTTATCTTAACATTTAATTTTCAAAGATCAAGAACTTTCTTTCAAAAGTTTTGAGGTAAAATATAAATATATAAAAATATTTGTAAATTACCGAAAAAGTGGTGTCCCCGCCAGGAATTGAACCTGGACCAGAGAGGTAGAAGCTCTCTGCTCTATCCATTTAAGCTACGAGGACACTGAGATTACTTACCGTTATCAAGTTCTTTACGAAGAGCTTTACCAAGTTCAGTTAGTTGAAACAATGGTTCACCGTCTTCGTTATGACCGGATACATATAATAGACCATCTTCTACCATTTTGTCAACTGTTTCTTTAACTTCTGACAACACAAGTTCATTATAGATTACTTCTGCTTCAAACTCATTGCATTCAAGTTCTTTCATAATTACTTGAATACAAGCTTCTTTTTCTTCGACTTTGACTTGTTCTTCAACTTTATCAACGTCTAAGTTGGAACAATGACTGAGCAGATCATCAATTGACCCGGTAAAGTTGTCTGTGATATATTTATCCATTGTATGGTCTTTTATTAGGCTACCCAGGCGAATTCTACGTTCTTGTAATAACGAACGGATCGCTTTGCGATGCTGTCAAGTGACTTACTGACATTGTGGGGAACACGAACGTTCTTACCCCAACCATTTTCAGCTCGGCCTAGAGCAATAGCGAATCCCTTGCGTTTATCAAAACGATCACCAGCTTTGGTATTGGTATAACTCCAACCAACACGAACTGAGTCATTAATAACTGTGGCTACCACATAACCACGGGGTTGACCATTGCGGTCACGTACCAACTGCTTGAGTGTAGTGTCTTTCATATAACTTGTTTTTAAATGTTTTGGTTTACTTTCCTTCGACGTATCGGAGTAGATCACGATTTGGTTCGACCCCAATCTTTTCGTCTACAGTCTGCTTGATAGCAGCTTTGTAATAATACTGTGCGTATAGATCTGTTAGTTGTAGTTTGCGTTCGCTGATTTTTTCTTTGAGGTTATTAATAACTGTTTGAGTTGTCTTCGTCTTCATACTTTGAATTGTAACGTGATGGCTTTACTTCAGTATTTTGCCATTTCTTGTTAGTCTTTTTATTTGCTTTGTTGCGCCAATTTCCTTCGTTGCGTGAACGACGATCTTTGAATGACTTTCCCATATACTACTTTTAAAAATAAATAGTGTTAGAAAAAGGGATTAATAAGTTTTTTTATTAACCCCTCAATCTTTAAACTGTTTAATTTGCAGAAGTCTGAGACGATTCAACAGTGGTGGTTGTGGCAACAGCGGGAGTTGCGTCGTAGGTATATACGATACTTGGCTTACCACGCTTACCGGTCTTCTGTGATCCACTAATCTTGTATCGACCAGCGGTTACATTACGCTTAACGTGCATCCGAATTGTCGGAGCCTTAACGTTGGCGTTGATGTTAATCAGATCAACAATAGTGAAATTGCGATCAGTGATTTCGTTTACTGCGGTTGCCTTACGGCCTGTCTTGTTCTTGTTCATATTTTTTATTTTTTGTTAATGTTAACCGACTACAAATTCATCTTACCACATACTTTAAACAATGTCAACGTTCTTTTTTTAAATCTTTCGAGCTGATTCAAAAACCAGAGCATTGGTGAGATCACCAAAGCCATAACGCTTGCCATTTCGATCAAACGTAGTGTCGCTGCTCTTGCTGTAATAACCGACATTCTCACCATTGGGTCCGTGAGCGTAAACTACGTTGCCACTATCTTTTACATATCCAATTCGGACGTTCTTACCATCCATAATATACTTTGTACTCATATTTTGTTTTTAGTTGTTATCAATAAAGTTACGATAAAATCCCATCACAATTCCACTGGTAGTACCCACATTAAGTGAACGTACACTACCATACGCAGGAATGGTTACAATATAATTAACGTTGTCAAGAATATAATCACTCAACCCACTCTTTTCTTCACCAAATACAAACATTGGCTTATCTACACCAGTAAATACCCAGTGGTTAAAAATAGATACAGTCTTGTCACTATACTTGGGAATGTTGTTTTCTACTGCAATTAGTGTATAACCGTTGTCATTCACATACGCAACAAAGTCTTGTTCTGTCTTTATGTGATTGAGATCGGTGTAATGATGAGTGCCAACAGTACCACGACGATCCCACTGCTTGCTGCCACCAACATACATTGCTTCCTTGAAGCCAAAGAAGTTGGCGTTGCGTACTAGAGTGGATAGATTAAAGTCACCGTTAACGTGCATCATAGCAACACCAGCGTCAATACAGGTGTCCTTACAATACGACTTGATATCGTCCACACTCTTGTTCTTCAGATGATCCAAAACATTCATAGTAAAATTACTTTACCACGAAGTTTATAATAAGTCAATTCTTTTTCTTAATTGTCTTTTTGGACTTATTATCTGATTCTTTTACATATTCTACAGGAGCGTTTGCAACTGTAGATTTGCTGTTAGCATATTCCTTTTCAGCTTCTTCAATTACAGCTTTAACAAAATCTGTAAGTAGACCGCTCCAATTATTTCGTTCACTATCTTCTACGATTGCCAGTTTTTTCCATCGTGGCAATTCGTTGAATTTGCGTTGATATACTGTTTTATAGAATGATGCAGTCATATAGTATAAATATTAAAATGAAGTACTCAAACGACTAGCATATGCCATATTGCTAGCTTTTCCTTTGCGGTATGACACTTTGGAATAGTTGTCAAATGCTTTCTTTGAAGTGATTACAATACTACCCGCAGTTTTGTGTCCAAAGTGCAAGTAACCATACTTTTGGCTACGTTTAGCGACTGATTCGCCACACGGCAAACAAATCTTGTAACCAAGTTCATAACGTTCAGGATGAATTTCATTTCCACAACCACATTTGATCATATATAAAAAGTATACACGATGATGTGGTTGTGGTCAATAAAAAAAGCGTACCGAGTGGTACGCTTGATGTTTTAGTTAGTTGGTTCGTGTGGGTAATCGGATCGCATTAGTTTGAGTTCAAAATGCAGCTTATCAAGTTCAGATTCGTAATAATTTAATTTTGATTCAATTTCAGTAATTTTTCTGAGTCTTGCATCAAGAATGTAATCTGGATCTGAATGTTCTCTATTTTTGATATCTTCTTCTAATGCGCATCCAATATGGTTTGTACCAAAAAGATATTCAACATCATCATTATAGGTATTTTTACCGCAATAATTGCATATCCACTTTTCTTTTCGTTCGTTTGTAATAATCTTTTCTAATCTGGTTAGAGTCTCTACTACTTCAGTATTAGATTCTGCATTAAGAATATCATATGCCCAGTTTAAAGCATTATCTTCACGATCTTTCAACTCGGGAAAAAGTGTAATTAGTTCATTCTCAATTAGTCCGATATATGGATCGATTTGTTCTTTTTGAACATTCCGAATTTTACGTGCGTAAGTGAGAATGATATTTTTACTTACTGTATCTATTTCTGTTTTCATATGTTTATTTAGTGTTTGTTAAATATTTAAGAACTTCTTTTAGTGTGAAATAAAAGAAAAATGGTATCAATACCGCAAAGAAAATCATCAACACCAATATTAATGATAATGTAAATATACTACCAAATATTAATCCAAGCGTCAAATTTATAATTTTACTCATTTTTTAAAAATCTATTGTAAATCAATTTGCCTAAATTAGCTGCAAATTTACGAGCTTTCTTTTCTGGTAAATCATACAAATGTGCGTGGAATACTTCTTCAATCAATACATTGAGTTGTCTACGATTTAGTAATGTTGGATCTACATGAATTTGTGGATTTTTAATATTAGGATTATCACACAAACCAGATGTCGGCCGATTGTGCCATAACGCCGGTTTGTTATAATTTACAGTGTACTCCACACCTTCAAAATTCTTAAATTTCATCCTAAGAAATCCTTTAATTGTTTTTGGTTTTCTGTATTTAAGATAACGAAATCAGACCATGGTTTACCATATCTAAGTATTTGCCAGCACCATCTTAGTCTTTCTGACCAACATAATGTTCTACCTTTAAGTCCCCGTTCAAACAAGCTCAAAGACACTTCATTTTCATCTTTAAATTTTTCTACAAGAAGACCGTGTTCATAACAGTCACAAATCAAAAAGATAGAATCTTGGTCTTTCATATTTTTAAAAAACGTTCTACTTTCCAAATCTTGTAAGTTATCCAAGTTGCGGACGTATGAATACTCCTGCAGATTAAACTGATTGTTTTGTTATAAGGTTTGCCGATAAATCTATAAAATAGTGTATATTCAAATTTTTGTCTATTTGTCCAATACTCAACATCCTTTCGGTGTTTTTCTTTTCGTTCACTATTATCAGTTGCTGTAAACTCTACCAATTTAGCTCCAGTAACTTTACCATCTACAAATATAACATCATATTCAATCCAATAATCATATGTGTCATTAGTATCACTATCATACGCATACAATCTGACAGTATCTGTTATTGGGAAGATTTGTTGCCACCAAACTTTAATTTCCTTACGAGTTGGTAATTTTTCAATTAAACTTTTAGCATTTGGATTACCGTCTGTATATTCATACTCTGCACAGTGTAACCAAAGTGTACCATCTTCACGGATTTCATACAAATCCATTGCGTTATCAAAATCTTTGGTTTGATACTTGTTATTACAATAACCTTTAGGGTCTTCCGGCAATGGAAGTGGGTATTTACATACTATGTCATCAAACATTCCCATAAATTAATTTCCTCGATTTTTGTGTTCTTGAATATCATAAAGAAAATCACGAAATGAGATATAATCATCAATATCTACTTGTGGTACTCCATCAACTTCATAATCTTTGATATAATCTAAGATGATGTTAACATAATAGCCTGGAATGGTAATTGTTTTACCATCAAACTTAAGGTCATCGTGTTGGATGATAATGGGATTGTTTGCTTTGTCTTTAATAGTTAGTTCTTTTTCCATATTTGTATCATAGTTTAACTATCAAACTCTGTCAATATAAAAAATTATTTCTGAATATAAAAAATACGTATATTTGATGAAAGGAATTATTCTAGCTGGAGGTACTGGTAGCAGATTGTATCCGTTGACTAGTACAATAAATAAACAGTTGTTGCCTGTTTACGACAAGCCAATGATTTATTATCCATTCTGCACATTATTGTCTTGTGGTATAAAAGACTTTTGCATTATTTCTTCCCCAGAGTATTTACCTTCATATGAAAAACTGTTTGGGGATGGAAGTCAACTGGGTATTAAAATTACTTATAAAGTACAGTACAAACCCAGAGGTATAGCAGAAAGTTTTATTATAGCTGAAGAATTTATAAATAATGATTCAGTTGCGCTTATACTAGGTGACAATATATTTCACGGAATGCCTAGAGTCAAGCCTATACTTCACGGAGCTGTTATATTTGGTTATGAAGTTAGTGATCCAAGATCATATGGAGTTATTGAGTTTGATAGTGATAATAACGTAATAAGCATAGAAGAAAAACCTACTGAACCCAAGAGCAATTATGCGGTACCAGGCTTATATTTTTATGATAAAAGAGTAGTTCAGTATGCTAAATCACTTAAGCCTTCCAGCAGAGGTGAAATTGAAATAACTGATTTGAACTTAATATATCTTGACAAAGCACAGCTTACCGCTGTAAAATTTGCTAAAGGCACAGCGTGGTTAGATGCTGGAAGTGCTGAAACATTATTTGAAAGTAGTGCTTATATACAAGCTATTCAATCAAGACAGGGAATTAAAATAGGATGTATAGAAGAAGAGTGCTACAAGCGCAAATATATAAGCAAAGAGCAGCTTAAAGCGCTTATAGAAAAATTACCAAACAGTGAGTATAAAAAATATTTAAATAAATTATTATGATTATATTATTCGGATCAAGCGGTTATATTGGAAGTGAATTCAAAAAGCAATTAGCTGAATTAAAGCTACCTGTTTTTCTTTGGCCAAATGCGCATAAAACCACTTTTGCAGATTTAGAAAAGTGGTATGATGAAGCTGGATATCCACTCATAGGCGCTGTAATAAATGCAGCGGGATATACTGGCAAACCTAATGTGGATGCATGCGAATTAAACAAAGAAGCTACTATTCACGGCAATATTGTATGGCCGCAAATATTAACTGATTGGTGTATGTTAAATGATATACCCTTAGCGCATGTTTCCAGTGGTTGTATATATGAAGGTAAAAAAGCCGATGGCAATCCTTTTACTGAAGAAGATGTGCCAAACTTTAGTTTTGCGCATAATAATTCTAGTTTTTATAGTGGCACCAAAGTAATAGGTGAACAAGTAGTGAAGAAATGGGAAAAACATTACATTTGGAGACTTAGAATACCATTTGAAGAATTTGATAATTCAAGAAACTACATAAGCAAAATTTTAAAATATGAGAATCTTTTGGATGCAGAAAATAGTGTAAGTAATAAACAAGAGTTTGTAAGTGCTTGTATTCAAACCATAACCAAGAACGTACCTTATGGCACATACAATATTACCAATAGTGGTTTTATCACAACCAAACAAATCACTGAAAAGTTTAAGCAAACAATTGCAAAAGATAAAGTCTTTAATTTTGTTGAAGAAGGTGAATTTTACAAAAATATTGTTAAAACTCCTCGTTCAAATTGCGTAATGAGCAATGAAAAGTTATTGTCAACCGGCATCAAAATGAGAACTGCAGATGAAGCTTTTGACTATTGTTTAAATAATTGGACACTATGAATATACTAGTAACAGGAGGAAGTGGGTTTATAGGCAGCCACTTTATAGAGGAAATTTTCAAACGAGATAAAAGCGCATATGTTTGGAATATTGATTGCAACACATATGCAGCAAACAAAAACCTACCATTTCAAAATAATACTAGGTATCAAAAATTAACTTTAGACATTTCAACTCCAAACTTTTCTGACTCAAAGAAATATATTGACTCATTGAATTTAGATTATGTAATCCACTTTGCAGCTGAGTCACACGTAGATAATTCTATCAAATCCCCCAAAAGATTTATAGAAACAAATATTGGTGGAACTTTCAATTTGTTGGAGATGTTCAAAGATACAAATATCAAAAAGTTTATTCATATTTCTACAGATGAAGTATTTGGTAGTTTGAGTTACAAAGAAAGAGAATTCAATACAGACAGTCCGTATCGTCCAAATAGTCCGTATGCAGCGAGTAAAGCAGCTAGTGATTTATTGGTAAGAAGTTATGTTAAGACTTATAATTTTCCAGCTATAATCACAAATTGTAGCAACAACTTTGGTCCGAGACAGTTCGCTGAAAAGTTTATTCCAGTTTGTATTGACAAATTGAAAAAGAAAGAAAAAATTCCACTATACGGAAATGGGTTAAATATAAGAGATTGGATTTATGTAAAAGACCACGTTAATGCGATTATATGCGTTATGCAAGATGGTATTGTTGGAAAACAGTATTTGATAGGGGGTAATAACGAAATATCTAATATACAACTAATACATTCGATTGTGAGTGTATACGAAACCATCACTAAACAAAAAGTTGACTGGGAATGGTTTGAATATGTAACTGACCGTAAAGGACACGATTTTAGATATGCGGTAGATACCAAAGACTTTGAAATGGAGTTTCCTCAATTTAACACAACAGATTTTGACAAAGCTATTTTAGAAACGGTGAAATCATATTTATAATATGTGCCCATTAGAATTTATTCTAAAGAAGCCAAAGACTTAACTCTATTTGAAGAAAAGAGTTGTGCTAAACTAATTTCCTCTGGTTCCATATATTCGTTATATGTTGAGTGTTGTTCGCCTGATAAAAAAGTACCAAACAGAGTCTTTATGGCCAAAGAAAATGGCAAGATTATAGGGTGGTCAATAATACGATTAAAGAAAAAGATAGGCGTTAACGGATACTTTGAGTTTATGGTTTATATTAAACGACTATACAGACGTAGAGGTATAGCAACAAAAATGTATAAACGATCCAGAAAATTCTTTAATTTGGAAGACGATGATATAAAGGTGTACAAAACTGATACTGCTAATATAAGATTCTTTGACTCAGTTATGGAGTCATAGATTCTTGTTATAGATAGCTAATTTTGGATTTGCATATCCAAATTTTTTAACCAATTGACCAGCTACACTATTAGCTTCGTCTTCAATTTCACCACCAATGTCTTGGGTTGGCTCTTCTAACTTACCGAGTTGATTTTGGTGATGGTGTATTAGTTCGTGTGCAATACTACGAAGAACGTCGGCTAATCCTCTATCTTTACAATAAACCTTTACGAGGCCGTTTTGAGGATTGTAATAAGCATATGTTTTTAAATCATCGTCTCGTTGTTTTACCAGAGATACCTTAAACGGAGTATTAATGTTTAGTTCATCATTGATGAATTTAATAAACTTAACGATAGCATATTTGCTTAATTTATCCATATTAGAGTCCTGCTTCTTTGTAAGACATCTTTATTTTACCAGCGTCAATCAAACGTTTGCGGTTTTGTAAATGAAGATTCTTCACGTTTTCTTTATTTTCCCCAAGATATTTCACAGCATAACCTTCCTCAACCAACAAATTGTTTAAAACTTCTTTGGTTTCTGGGTTGATTATTTCACCTAAAATTCTACCAAATTTTTCAACATTATCGCTCTTATGTGTACGAACTATCACGTGTTTCTTACTATTTTCAATAAATTCTTTAACATAATCTTTGCTAACCAAACCAAATACCTTTTCAGTTTTATCACTGGTACGACTTTCTGGGGTATCAACTCCCAACAATCTTACACTTTGATTAGATAACACCACATTAAATCCCAAGTCAATATCAACAACAATTGTGTCTCCATCTACAACTTGAGTGACCTTTGCGTGATATTCGTATGGCATGTTATGATAGTGTTAACAAATATTTTAGCTTATTTAGTTGAGCCAACATTTCATCCCGTATGTTAAATAAATCTGTATCCGATTCTTCCAAAGATTTTGGCAATTCATTTACCAAATAATCAATGTATTTGTCACAAAAATCGGTTGGAGGCATATCTTTGTAATTGGATAATTCAATCTTAAAACCGTCTCGACTTTCGATTCGACCGTATTTACCCATAAAAACTTCGACAAATTCGTCTACTAGATCAGAAAATTCATCATAAGCTCCACCTAACGCTTGATGTTCAGCATAACTTTTTGTTTGCCAATGATGGATTTTAAGTTGGTTGTGTAAAGTTAATAAGTTTGTGACTATCATAATAGATATAAATATCATATTTAGAATAAAATAACTAAAACAAAACGTAAATCTATTATTTATACACAATGAAATCAGTTATATATTTTGTTTTTAAAATTAACAAAGAAAATTACATAGATGACATACAGAGTCAGATAAATCACGATGTTAAACAATACATAATAACTGACATCATCAACCCTTCAAAATCGATTTATAACAAAGTTGACAATATTTTTTACTTTAAAGATAAAATTTCGTGTTTGAACGGCACAATGCATTTATTGAATTACCTTGAAACTTTCAATTGTACGGAAACATTGTTATTGAATACAAACAAACAATATGATTTGAGTCAGTTAACCTACAAAAACATATCAAATGTGAAAGAAGAGTTCGCCGTTGTAAATAACATTCTGTGATCCATCGAATGTTTTAACTAATTTATCATTTACTACAATTTTGGTATTGCCTATCAAAGACGGATCTATATAAGAATAATACCAACATCCAGGATGTATAGTAGTATCTTCGTGTAGTACATTTCCAACGTATATTTTTAAACGTACCGGATCAGGTAACAAACAACTAGAATAGTAAAACACTGGTTTGTTGTTTATAATGTCGTAGATAAAATTGCATCTAGAATCATCAATCAAATTTCTATATGAGTATACTTGATTGATTGATGAATATTTAAATATGTCGTTTAAATTGGTGTGTTCTTCAAAAACAACGAAATTATCAGGTTTGTATGTATCAACTAACTTAGTAAAAACTGTTTCAAAAAAGTGACCGTATATATCTATGTTGTTATTTTTGTACTCAAATTCATTGTAAGCAAAGTTTTTTGCAATTGAAAACATACTGTTTACTTTTGCAAAATGAAAATATGTACAGTACACTTGTTCATTGCTTGTGGATTGTTTTTTAAAACAAAAAGTTATCAAATCATATTCTGTTAGTTTATCAAAATATTTTCTGATATGACAAAGATCGTGGTTATGAATAAAATGATCGTCTTCTATGTAAAAATAGTTATCATACCCAAGACATTTAGCGTAACTAATTAAAGAACGTTGATTACGAATCAAAGAAGGAAAATGGGTGTCGTGATAAAACATTACTTTGTGATGGGTATTAAAATCATACATAAAATACCCACCACTAGAAATTTTGTAATAGTCAAAATAAAACTTTTTGTCACACTTATGAGTTGTGTAATCGTAAATTATATGTTTGGATTTTTCTATAACATACTCAGGCAACAAGTCTGTAGTAGATAAAGTTATGATGTCATATCCCAAGTTCAATAACTGCTTGAAGTTTTTCAAACACATTTTGGACCGATTAACTGAATTAGGACTGGTTAGAAATAATATAACATTTTTAGACATAACTTATGTGACCACTTCAACCTTACACTTGGTCTTATTAAAGAAACCCTCGTCAATCAAATACTTAACAGTTAAGTCACAACGATTTTTAAAATCATAAAAATTGATCTCAGATGGTTTCCAGATACGAATAGTATTGGTATCTTTTATTTCAAATTTTATACCATTAACATATCCGCTCTTTTTAGTACTACTGAACATTATTAATAAATATGTCAGTGTATTCAAAGGATATTAAAATATAGATTGTATACAAATATAAAAATTTTGATAGCAAAAACATTCCTGGATAAACTATATATTGAGAATGAAAGTAGAGTTACAAAGTTATTTAAAGAAAAAGTTTCCACAATTGTATCCAGTTGATTTTTCATTTGAATGTGGAACAGGTTGGTTCAGAATTATTTTGTGGCTTAGTCGATATCTGGAAATGTATGTTGTGCAACAAAATGAATGTGCGCAAAAACATCCACAGCAATATCAACCTGTAAAACCAATAGTGGCTCGTCAAGTAAAACAAAAGTTTGGAACATTACGGTTCTACTATGAAGGAGGAGATGAACACACAACCTCTATTATTAGTTTTGTAGAATTTATATCTGGATACATTTGCGAATCCACAGGTGATTTGGAAGATGTAGGATACAACCACAAAGGAGTTATACAAACAACTCATACAACTCTTAAAAGAGATATAAAAGACTTCAACTTCGTTGACGACGAAGAGTTACGTAACATAATAAAAAAATTAAAATATGAGCAAAATTATCAAAAAACTAATGATCAGTAACGAAGACGTTGACGACCACTCAGACGAAAAACAAAAAATCGTCTCTGTAATAAACAATAACGAACTATATTTCTACGAAGGAATAAATCCGAGCTCAATTCTTTTGATAAATAAAAACATTGGCGATCTATCTCGTCATATGTTAATAACCCAAATCACATTTGATTTACCTGAACCCCCACATATTAAGCTTCATATAAACAGTGATGGTGGCGAAGTATTTAGTGCTTTATCATTAGTAGACAGAATACGTTCTTCCAAAGTTCCAATTCATTCATACTCAGAAGGATTGGTTGCATCAGCTGCTACACTAATAAGTGTTAGTTGTCAAAAACGATATATACGTAGAAATACTATTTTTCTTATTCATCAAGTACGTAGTTGGTTTGAAGGTACATACGAAGACCTAAAAGACGAAAAGCAAAATATGGATTTGATAATGAAAATTGTTAAAGACATATACCTAAAGCACACAAAGTTCAAAGAAGAAGAACTTGATGAATTGCTGAAACGAGACATTTACTTAAACGCTGATGACGCTATTAGATATGGACTTGCAGACGAAATCATCTAGAAACAAAGAAGGATACGTGTATATTATTAGCAATAGTAACTTCCCAGGTTATTATAAGGTGGGTGTTACTAATGATATAAAATCACGATTACGTACATATCAGACATCATCTCCACTGCGTAACTATAAAATTGAATACTATATTCATCACCCAGATTGTTATGGGGCAGAGAAAAAAATATCTGAAAAACTCAAGTACTTTGCTACCGAAATCAAGAATGAATGGTTCAAATGTGACTTGGAACTTGTCAAGGGAAGAGTAGAAGAAAGTCTTGAACCCGAAGAAAATGTGTTGACTTTTATAAAAAGAGGTGTATAGTTATAGTATAGTTATGAATACAATAGCTAATAAATTGATCTGTTTGAATCTAAATTCTAACTGGCAACCAATTGGTTTCAAAACCGTAAAAGATGCAATTATTGATCTTTGTGGAGCTGAAGTCGATGGTAAGCCTTCTAGTTTGGCTTTGGACATTGATTACGAAATGAACGAAAACAGAGAACCAAATCTTTCGGTTCCAACCACTATGAATCCTGTGAGTTGGACCGAATGGTTGAAACTTCCTATTCGTCCTTGGGATCTTGTGATCAATTCAGCACATATGTCTGTACGTGTGCCAACTGTAATCATTGCTGTTAACTTCAATAAAATGCCTGTAAAGTCATTTAAAGGCAAACCCAGCAAAGATGCGATCTATAACCGTGATAATGGTATTTGTCAATACACCGGCAAAAAGATTGATCGTAACAGTGCTACCGTTGATCACATTCTACCTCGTAGCAAGGGTGGAGAAGATAGTTGGACCAATCTGGTATTGTGTTCACGTGATGTCAACTCCAAGAAAGGCAACAAATTGAATAGTGAAGTTGGACTAAAGCTAATCAAACAGCCAAGTATTCCACAACCAGTACCAGTGTCAGCTTTGATAAAAGAAGCAAAACACAGAGACTGGGAACACTTTTTGATGGGAGTTTAAATAATTTTTCAATATTTTTAAAACACACAAATATATAATCTTAATCGATTATATATTTTTTTGCGTAGTTATGAAAAAAACCAAAAGCGTCACCATCAATATCAACGGAAATGAGGTAACATTAGAAGAAACCCAAATCAAATTCTATTTGTCAGAAACAAAGAAAAAGAAGGTATATAAGAACAAGATAGAAAAGTTTTTCGCTAACTTAGGTGATATTTTTAATAAAAATAACAATTTAAGTTGATATTTATTGTACGTGGATCAATATAACAAATTTCTATTAGAAGCTTATCGGGGGGGACTACGTGCTTGGTTTGGCAAAGGACCAGTAGGCAGTTCATCTGGTGGGGGGTGGGATCGTTATGACAGCACTGGTAAAAAGGCTGGTAAATGTGGTGATGCTAAAAAAGGATCTAGTTATAGTGCTTGTTTAGGAAAAAAATATGCTGCCAGACTAAGAGCTAAAGGTGGTAAGAAAGCAATTGCTAATTGGGTCAAACGTAAAAAATCAGCACAAAGATCTGCTGGTAGAGGAGAAAAAGGCAGTGGTGGCAAAGGACAATCTCCTGTAAGAGTAAGTTATAAAGAATCATTGAGTGAAATATTTGTTATTGCTCAAAAAGAAGGTTTAAAGCAAGATCTGATAAATTTTTTACATCAAGAATTTCAAAGTGGACGTTTAAAGCCAATTCACGGGGGTGTAAGTACAACCGAATTTAAACCAGATGATTGGTTAGAAGATATTGCGGATCACACAATTAATCATTTGATCAGTTATTTTGAAACAATAAGAAGTCAAACAGAACGTAATATTTACTCACCTGTACCTATGGTATCCAAATGAGATTATAATATTAAAAAGATATTGAACGTTACATAGTTATATAGTACTATAAGAAATATATGAGTTACTATATCAAAGATACAACAAAAAACAAAGTGATCACATTTACTGACCCAAACGAAGTAGTCAGTTATTTGGAAAACCTATGTCGGATTAAACTTCGTAAAACACGTAAAGAACTAATGTTTGAAATGGAATCATTAGGTCATGGTCACGATGACCCACAAGGTGTAAACTTTACAACAATGATGGGTGAATATTTTGAAGTTGGTGCTTTAAAGAAAGATGGAAGAATGGTACGTACCAACATTCATGAATTAGCAAGAAATTTGAAATATCGTAAAGAAATGGGTGATTGATTTATGATTAACTTGGATATCAAGTGGTCCGATCCAGTTCAAATCGAAAAAGGTGGCGATGTAACCTTCCAGCGTGAGTGGACAATTACACCTGCTTACTTAAATCAATTCTTTGCTTATTGGAAAGTAAACAAACTGATGTTGAAAAGTAAAGGTTACGGAGTCATAAAACGAAATGAGAACTGGGTTCTTACAGAAACCAAAGATAATCCAACACTATTCAAAGATCCAAAGAAACCCAAACAAAAAGTAGACGAAACACTACCAGACTATGAAGTAAAATTGCCAGATGGTTTGCGTCCGTGGCAAGTTGGCGCTGTAGGTAAGATAGTATCTTCACTCAAGAAGTGGAGTGCTGCCGTTGATGGTAGCGACGTAGGCATCGGCAAGACATACACCGCTACAGCTGTAGCGAGAGAGTTAAATATGGACATTATGATTGTATGTCCTAAAGCAGTTAAAGAATCGTGGAAACGTGTTATTAAGAACCACTTTAAAATGTGGGGCAAGTGTGTAGGTATTACTAACTATGAAGCTCTACGTACTGGTAAAACTGATAATATATTTGCCTCTTATGTAAAACGTAGAGATACCCACCGTAAAGAATTTGTCTGGAAAATACCTAAGAATACTCTCATTGTATGGGATGAAGCACAAAAGTTAAAGAATGCCAAGACCAAAAACAGTGAGATGTGTATGGCAGCACTTAAACAAGGTTACAAGATGTTGTTTTGTAGCGCTACTATGGCAACCAATCCACTAGAATTACGTACAGTTGGTCAATGTATTCAGTTGTTTAAGAACAACAAACAGTATTATGAATGGGCATATGCACACGGTGTTACTAGAGGTAGATTTGGATTGGAGTTTCGTGGTAATACAGATGCTTTAAAGAAACTAAGCAATGATATATTTGTTAACAGAGGTGTTCGTCTCAATCGTGATGCCATTCCTAACTTTCCAGAAAGTCAGATTATTGCTGAATGTTATGAAATGGAAAAAGAAGATCAAGACAAGATCAATTCGGCTTATGCAGAAATGCAACTTGAGTTGTTGAAGATTGAAAAACTACTCAAGAAAGACAAAAAGAGCACAGAACTTACAGCTATTTTAAGAGCTAGACAAAAAGTGGAAATGATCAAAGTTCCACTATTTGTAGAAATGGTTGAAGAAGCTCTTGAAAACAATATGAGTGTTGCGGTATTCTTAAACTTTACAGAAACTATTGAAGCACTCAGTCAAAGGTTGAATACCAAATGTATTGTTAACGGTGAAGCTAAATATGCTAAAGCTCGTCAACAAAACATAGATGATTTTCAGGCAGATAAACAAAGGGTTATATTAATAAATCTCGCTGCTGGTGGTGCTGGTTTGAGCTTACACGATGTTACTGGTAAGTATCCTCGTTTGGCTTTGATCAGTCCATCCTATTCAGCTGTCAATATGAGACAGGCTACTGGTAGAGTGTGGCGTGATAGTGCAAAGAGTAAAAGTATACAGAAGATTGTGTTTGTGTCAGGCACAGTCGAAGAAAAAGTGTGTAACAGTGTAAATCAAAAGTTAGCTAACTTGGATTTACTTAACGATGGAGATATGAACTATGTCTAAAGAAAAAAATAAATATCTAGTAAAGTCGGCTAATTGGTCTATGACTGTACAAGTTGATGAATCAATATTCAACGATCCACACATAGAAGCGTGTACAAAATGCATCGAAGATAAAATTAAAAATTTAAGAAACGATGATGACTTTTTAGTTAACCCCATAATGATAGTTAAATCGTTAAAAAGAAAAAATAGCAAAGAAAAAATAGTAAACACTTATAAAGTGCTTTTAAACGCTTCTTTTCCGTATAGAGCAGAAACATTGCGTAGAGTGTTTTATGATAACACAGAAATAGATTTAGCGAAAGAGCCGTTATCATCATCTAAATTCTAATGGACAACATATTCGACAATCAAGAAATTACCCGTAAGTTAAAAGAACTTGATGAACTTAAAAGTAAAGTTGAAAAACTATTATCGTTAAGTGAATTGGGTGAGGATGTAAAACAAGAAATTGAAAAGATAAGAATTTTACAATCCAAGGGTATAACTATTCCGCATTTGGAAAAACAATATGCGGACCAATTATATCCCAAGAGACCAACAGATGGTAATAAAAGAAAGCCTATTACAGAGTCTGAAATTTTAGAAGCAATTGAAAGAACGCCTTCAGCTAGAAAAGCAGCTAAATTTTTGGGTGTAAGTTATCCCACATTTAAAACCTATTCTAAAAAATACGGTGTACATAAAACCAAGGGATGGCCGATAGTAAAAAGTGTACACATAAGAGGTCCAATTAGTCCATACAGAGGAAAATATCCTATCAATGATATCTTAGATGGAAAACACCCAGAGTTTCCAGTTCATAGATTAAAAGATAAATTGATTAGAGCCAATATTAAAAAACCAGAATGTGAGCAATGTGGTTTCAAAGAAAGAAGAATTGTTGATGGTAAGTTACCTCTGTTACTAAACTTTGACGATGGCAATAACAAAAATCACAAATTAGATAATATGAGACTATTATGTTATAATTGTACGTTTACCAGCGGAAAAGGTTATATTAGCAAAGGTCCAAAAATATTTGATCCTGATATATTGCAAGACAGTAAAAAGATTTTAAGACAAAGATTTTAACCCATATATATAATATTATAATGAATAATATAAAACATCTATTGTCGCAAAATGGCATATTGGCATCATTCAATATATGTAAAAAAATTAGTCCTACAAAAATAAAAAGCATAAAAAAGAAACTGTTAGATAAAGGTGTTGCAAAAGATAAACTAGAGGATGAACTTTACAAACATATTGCAAACAAACACGTAGATAATTCAGACATAGAAGATATACCAGGTATAATATTAGAAGGTGTGCCACCCAAAATCAAAATAAAATCAGATGTTCAGAAAAAAATAGTTTCAATGTCAAACTCAGCAAACAGTTACTTCAAGAAAAACAAATTAACAAAAGAAGAAATAATATTATATATACAGGCTGTGTTTTTTCTGTGTGGAATAACAAATGACGATGTTGTAAAATTTAAAGAAAAATATAATATTAATAATGATGTTGACGATGACTATTTAGATGAAGAGGACGAAGATGATGAACCTGGTTTTTAAATGAAATATCTTATGGAAATATATAATATAAATGATGTGGTTTCTTTCACAGAAAACAAAAAAGTTGCATTTGTGACGGGTGTTACTGGTCAAGATGGTAGCCTTATGGTGGATTATCTACTTAAAAATACAGACTACTTTGTAGTGGGGGGTGCTAGAAGATTGAGTATCAAAAACCACGAAAATATTAGACACTTGGAAAATAATCCCAGATTTAAATTGGTAAACTTTGATCTAAGTGATGCACATAGTATTAGCAAAATAGTAGAGAAGTTAAAACCAGAATACTTTATCAATTTGGCTGCGCAAACCTTTGTAGGTTCTAGTTGGGACTTTCCAGCCCAAACTTGGGAATGTAATACAACTGGTGTGATTCATATATTAGAAGCAATTAGACAACACAAACCTTCTTGTAGATTTTACAACGCTGGCAGCAGTGAGGAATATGGCAATGTAGCATACACACCACAAGACGAAAATCATCCAGCAAAACCACGTAGTCCATACGGAGCAAGTAAATCAGCTGCAAGACAATTGGTTAAAGTGTACAGAGAATCCTACAATTTGTATGCGGTACAAGGTTTATTGTTTAATCACGAAGGTGTTAGAAGAGGTGAAGAATTTGTCACACGTAAGATTACAAAGGGTGTAGCTAGAATCAAGAAAGCTATATCTGAAGGCAAATCATTTGAACCAATTGAATTGGGAAATGTAAAAGCCAGAAGAGATTGGAGTGACGCTGAAGATTTTGTTGATGGTATCTGGAAAATGTTAAATCAAACACATCCTAATGAATATGTTCTTTCTAGTAATGAAACACATACCATCGCAGAATTTGTATGGTTTGCTTTTAAATCTGCTGGTATTGAAGGTGCTTGGCACGGAGAAGCAGAAAGATCTGAATTTAGTATCACCACAAAAGATGCAATTAAATATGAACCAGTAACATCTGTTTTAGTCAAAATCAATCCCAAATTCTATAGACCAGCTGAAGTAGATTTGTTATTGGGTGATAGTACCAAAGCTAGAAATGAATTGAAATGGGAACCAAAGACATCATTTGAACATCTTGTAGACAAGATGGTTGTCAATGATTTAAAACAAATAGGACTATGACTGACACATATACATTATATAACAACACCGTAATGGATCATTTTATAAACCCAAGAAATATGGGTGATATAAAAGAAGCAGATGCCATAGGTGAAGTTGGCGCAGCCGCTTGCGGCGATATTATGAAGATCAGTCTCAAGATAGACGAATCTACACGAACAGTTACCGATGCAAGATTCAAAACTTTTGGATGTGGTAGTGCGATAGCCGCTTCATCTATGGCTACAGAATTAATTAAAGGCAGAACCATAGAAGAACTTGAAAAGAATTTTACTAATGATAATATAGTAGATGCACTAGGCGGCCTTCCACCAGTAAAAATTCACTGTTCGGTTTTGGCACACGAAGCACTAAGTGCGGCATTAGAAGATTACAAAAAAAGAAAAGGAATATAAATTATGTTTAACAATAAAATAGATGGTATGAATATGCCACAACCAAATGTTAATTTTGGACTAAAAGATACACAATCCGTACAATGCACCGAATGTCAAGGTGCGGTTTTTCAAAATGGAGTTATGTTCAGAAAAGTCAGTAAAATATTAGCTGGAACAGATAAAGATGCATTGGTACCAATTAATATTCCATATTGTGTAAACTGTTTGGAACCGTTGGACGATTTGCTTCCGTCTGAACTTAGAAAACAAAAATTTAGTTTGTAAAACGCAACCCCTTAACAAGGGGTTTTTTATTTGTAGTTGTATTTTGTCTTGATCGTCTTTGGATAAAAATGTAAACAGTCTAGTACGTCTTTATCATCAAAAACTGCCCATTTCTGCCTATCATCATTATACCAATTGTGATAAACTTCCATATTAAATGGAGATTCTAGTGTGTAGCTGACAAGTGAATCTGTGATAGACAAAAATTCTTTTTCAGCCCCAAACTTACCACATATAACTTTGTTACCAATTTTTTTAGCAGTATATGTACATAGACCAAATCCTTCGCCTCTATTTAATGTAAAATATACATCTCCAAATTCGTGAATTAGATTTACTTCATCATCACTTAAACTATCAAAACAAAATATAATAGGTGGGATATTATTATAATTATTAAGAAGTTCTGCGAACTTATATTTCAACATTTCGGTTTGTGCCACTGTAAACTCTTTGAAATATGTTTTGATAAACAAACAAACATTATCATCACCTGTGAATTTACTGCAAAATGTAGATATAACTTGATTTATGTTTTTACGTTCGTTATATTGACTAATGTTATAATATACAGTATTGTTATCTATAATAGTTTTAACAAGATTTGATGATTGTGTATAAACACCGTCTTTGTAAATAAAAAACTTATTTAATATATTGTTTACACTTAAGTTGTCATTGTGTACAAAGCTAAAAATATCGTGATACCAAATATTTATATTTTTAACTACGCCACTATCAATAAAAGATTTTTTATTAAAAAATGAAGGAACTATAACTTCATCTACCACACTTAAATTTATATAATCTACCCACTGTGCATGTAGATGAGTAGTTTCCCACGTTGTGAGCCCGTATACTTTTTTTGATAGTCTGAAATATTTTTTAACATCATTCCATCCATCGGGAACGTGATGTATAATTACAGAGTCATAAACAAGGTTGGGATCATATTTGTTTTCACAATTGAACACTAAACGTTCTTCTTCATTACACGGTTTATATGTGGATTTGTCAAAAACATTATTAATCCAGTGAACTGTATATCCATTTTGCAATAATTGAAATATATAATTTCTAGCAGAATAACTATATCCACTGTAATTGTTCTGGGAAATATAAAGTATGCTTTTACCGTTTATAAAATTAAAATTCTTAAATATATGGGTAAACATTATTTCATAGGTGTCCAATCTAATTATTTTAAAAATTACATCGTTCTTAAAAAAATCTATGTTTTTGTTTAAACCCGAATAATATCCAGTATTAGCGTATAGGTTTATAACCTCGGAGTGTAATGGTATTTTTGTCGTATTATCTTCCCACAAAAATAAAGCATTGACATCATTAACATCAGTACCTATTAAAACTTCTATATTAAGAGGAGATTTTCTAGCATTTATCAGTTTGACCATAACAAAAATAACTATATTAAACTAATCAAGCAACATTTTTTTATTACTTACTTTTTCATCAATTATACCCATCTTTCCCTTAAGCATTCTCAAAGCAGCTTTGGGATTCATTTTACCAAAGTTAAATCCCATTATTCCGTATCTTTGACAAAACTCTTCTAACTCTTGAATATCTTTTACGTCATATTGTTGAACTACATCATTATTATAACCTGTATCAGTATCTATATTTGATTGTCTACGTCTCAACATAGCTTGGTAGGGATCAAAGCCATTAATAGATGATACAGGCGCACTCTGTTGACGCATTATCATCATAGCTTGTAAGTTACCCATACCTATTGTCGGCCACTCTTCCATAACTTAGAAATATGTTGTAAATCCAAAATATTCTCCGAGAGACATTAACGATTCCAATTTAAGAAACTGATGTCTACCTATATCGGCCACGACTTTATTTTTGTTATACCAACTAGGTAATTTTCCGCCGCGAGCTTGTTGTGTTGTTACATTCAAAAAATGATTTGCCCCTTTAGTAATATCTTTTAAAGATCCACTCTTTGCTTTATTAACTAGATCAAGTGCTATATTGAATCTTGCGTGACTTTTCTTTGAATCAATAAATTTTTTAATATCGTTTACATCCTTTTTATTGATTTTATTCCATCCGCTAAATTGGTAGGGTTTCAAACATTCCATAGCACCTTTTCTAGTATCACCATTAACACGATTCATAATCACATTCAAAACAGCTTGCATAGCCTCGGTTGCATTCTTTTCACCACCAGCTTCATCTATTATTGTAGCAGCAATAACATCTTCAGCTGTATATAGTTTACTTTGAACAGGACTTTGTGCGGTTTGAGTTATAGCAGGTTTATTAGCTGGTTTTATTTTAGCAGCATCTACATTACCAGTAGTTGCGGCTAATCCCAAAGCACCAGCTGCTCCAGCTCTGATCCAATTTTTCCAATCTTCTTGCAACTTGATAGACTCAAGAAGATGTTCTGCTAATTGTGGTTCTGTATTGAATATAAAGTCTTTAAGTAATTTACCTTTTCCAGTAGCAACAATTTTTATATTCTTGTCTATGATAAAATCTTCTATCGCAGCTTTTGTTTCTCGTCTCAACTTCGAAGATAAAAAGTCATAATTTGGAAGATTTGAGAGTGTTAAAAATTTACTCTGAATATCAAATACACCACGTACATAACCTTTAGCTACAGCGTTTTCGTATGTATCTACTAAAGTCGCACCTACTAAAGACTTATCATTGTTTTTGATCCAATCTTCATGACTATTACCTACATCTACTACTTTACCATTTGGAGTGAACCAATATTTTTTGTAGTAACTGTTTTCATCCAAAGTTCTACCTTCTGCACCAAAATGGTCTAGATGATGATATACATCGTCCAAATATTCACCTGCCAAGTTCAATTTAGCTTTTACCCAATCTTCCAATTGAGTATTTGGTTGCAACATTGTTTCCAACTCCTTTGCATCACTGTTGAGTTGTTTCAAAGCTCCCATAGCCATACTACTATTGAATTCTTTGATCATATGACGAACAACAGCTTCATAGATTTCTCTTACGGGTTTACTTTTGGTATGTTTACCAGCTTGTCTTAATCTTCTAGCTTTACAATGAGCTTTTTGACTAAATCCTTTTGGGTTACTACAATTAATGCTCTTCTTGTATGTATTACTCCACTTTTCATCTATTTGATCTTCTGGCGTACCAGCTTCTTTTTCATCACGATAAAACTTCAAGTAATCTCTTACTGTAGCTACATAATCACACGCGTGATTCAACTTAGCCTTTACCCAGTCTTCCAAATTATCATCTACACTAAACATTGACTGTAGTTTTTCACTATAATCAATTATCTTTGTTATATCACTTTGTGCCATTTCGGCATTTTCTGCTTTTAATTTACCAACGTGATGTTTAACATCGTTATTAATAGGGTGATCTGGATCTCCAACTCCTGTTGACATAGAATTCATCCACTGTTTTTTAGTCAATTCTTTCAATGATGCATCCGTCCAATTCTTTACATCTATTTTTCCTTTTTGATGTAATTTAATCAAATCTGAACTATTAAATGTGTATTTACTTAAACCATTTAATTTTGTTGTCAGTTCTGGAAATTGTTTGCCTAAACCAATTAATACCGAGTCCAAAGCACTCTTGGTTACGATGTCGTTCGCAGAAACATTTGATTTGCCAAGTTGTTTTATTTTTTCTAATTTACCAATCAATTTCAAAGCGTAGTTTTTATAAGATTGATAAGCGTTATAATTAGACATTGCTGTATTGTTTGATTCGGTCATAGATTGTAATTTTTTTAATGCTTTTGCATAACTAGCTGGTAACTCAGCTGTTTTCATATGTGCGGTTTGTACGAAGTCTTTTTCTTTTTTAGTTAATTTGGGTTTTTCAGAAGCAATTTTTGGAACAAAACTACTTATTAATTGAAATTTACTTGATGGATCTGATCCAGCCATTCCCATTTGAACATATGTAGAATTTACCGGAAACTTAACCAAATACTCTTTTAAAGTGTTATATTGATTTTGTGTTATAGAAGTGTTCCAAATAGCTACAAAGTAATAATTCTTGTTTTGTAAAGTAACCAACCAAGATCTACCACTCAAACAAGTTCTTCGTAAAAACTCCATATCATCTTGCCCTCGATATTTATCTTTACGTATATTTTGTAATTCTTTACTACCAGCATAAATTGTTTCTTTGTGGTCAGATCCAATACGTCCTTTTAATATTAATTTTTTATCACCGTCATCATAGATTATGAAGCCATATCCATTTTCTTCTGTTCCTTTAAATATAGACGCGTATTGTCCGGTACCACGTTCAAGAACACTTAACGTAAAACCTCTAGCAGAAGGTGGGGTGTCCATTATATCACCTGGACCCCCCACCATATACTCCACTTTATTTATTTGTATAGGATATGATTTCAAACAATTATTATAAACTTTCTTTTAACTTACGAAGTGTCATTGCCAATCTAGCACGTTGACCCATTTTTCCACCCTTCTTAGCAGCTGCTGCTAATTTACCGACTGGAATCTTTTCGCCTGCTGGTACGTTAAGATCTTTCTTCAAAGCACCTTTTTTGCCTGGGTGAATTGCTTTTTGAATCCACTTTTTCTTGGTTTCGTCAATTTCTTTGGATTGTTCGAATGTAATTTCACCCACAGTATCTTGTTCTTCACCAGCTTCAGCTTCACCACCAGCAGATCCTTCAGGAGGTAATTGATCTTGATCCATAGTTGGAGCTTGATCTTGAGCTTCATCTCCCTCTGGTTGTTCTGGTTGTAGTTGTGTCATCAACAAATCGTGTAGTTTTTGAGCAAGTTCACGATCAAGAGTGATAGTTACATTTTCTTTTTCTGCATCTACACTTACATCGTCTTGTTCAATCTCACGAATCATTCGTTTGATAGCTTCTTTTAATTCTTGTTTATTCATAGTTGTTTGTTTATTTTCTGCATATCCTACAAAATCATATCCACTTCCAAATGTGCCTTGACCATCTGAAGAAACTTGTGATGGAAATGGACTTTCCATAGCTCTAGCTGGATAAGCTTCACTCATTCTCCAACCGCCACCTTTGGATTTATACCATCTAGCTGCCCATCCATTAGCATAAGCACTTGGATAAACATCAAACTTGGATCTTGCAGCGGCCTTAGCTCTAGCCCACAAAGCGGGATTTGTTGGTTTTGGCTTTCTCTTTTTGCCACCTTTTTTTCTTCTTTTCTTTTCATCCAATATAGCTTCTTCCAAACTACTAAACACTTGTTCTTCTAATTCAATGTCAATTGTTTTATTTACAATTGGATGGCTATTTCTACCATCTACTTGACCAATTGGAGTACCACCAGCTTTTCCGTGCATATTTCCTTGTTTTAAACCGCCATTTCCAATTCTTGCTGAGTCATTAAAACTTTGATTTGGGTCGCCAAATCCAGTATTGTGTGATGCTTGAAATTCACTTGCAAGACCAGCTGACACCAACTTAGTATAATATTTTGGATCTTCTTTAAGATGATCCATTGCTATTTCCTTAGCAATATCAGGATCATTGGTGTGTTCCATTTCTATTTGAAGGCCTAAACTTAGTTGATTTGCATCAACTTGGCTGGTTTGAGTATCATCTCCAACTCCACCTGGCAGCTTTGATAAATTATTAATCATTCTTTATTCCTTGTTGAAATTTTTGAAAACTTTTACCACTTCCTGCACCTGGATCTATCATCCATCTGCGACCTCTCATTACATCGCTTCCCAAACTTGGATCGTGGAATTTACCATCGCCAATATAGTGCCATCCTTTATGCAAAGGTTCGGGTTTACGATACAGTGGTTTATCTTTAGCAAAATTAGCCATAATCAACTCCAGTTCCTACGTTGTTTTTTCTTTTCGTGTAAATCCTTCATTATTTCGGATATAGCTTTTTCTTGTGGAGTACGATAATCTGGTTGTTCAGGTTCATCGGTTATATCCAACATATGCAATTTACTGTAATATTTTGGGTCTTTTTTAAGGTTTGCAACAACATTTTGTTTAGCTACCTGTTTATCTTTTAACACCAGTTTTTTCATTTCATAATCAATACCAGTGATAATTTCATCTGGGGTGACTTTGTATTTGATTTGACTGACATCTTTAACAAAATCTTCTGGTGGTTGACCAGTATAAGGTCCAAATGGAGCTATTTTTTCCATTGAATCTTTTGATCCAGCTGTAATTTTGCTTTTGTCTATTAAAGTGCCAAAGTGGTTGGGATCTTGAGATACATCAGGACTTGTAAAAGCGGATAAATCAGAAGCACCTGATACTGATCCTCCTTGGTTATATGGAAGACCTTGCATCATTCTGTCGCCGGTATCTCCTAATTCTCGTAATTTAGACATATACTTATAAATATAATAGAATGACAATACTGTACAAAATATGTTTATATGAAGAGAGATTACAAAAACACGGAGTGTGTCCTATAGCAAACTCTATTTCTGAATTGGTTTTTACATGTTTAACTTCATTATTAGCACAAATGACAGTTGATGATGAAATAATTTTCTTTTGTGATGGAGACAATTATATAGACAAGTTAAAAACATTATGTGAACGATACACTATAAACTTTAAACTCTTGACTTTTAAGTATAAAAGTGCATCAAAAATTCATTATGAATCAACTATATACATAAATTCAAACGAGACACACGATCAAATATACATATGTGAAGATGATTATTTACATTTTGATAGTGCATTGGATAAGATAAAAGAATTTTTAAACAAATATCCAAAATATTTTTGTCATCCAATAGACTACCCAAATCTTTATGAATCGGATAATCGATTTGTTTACGAATCACAGATAGTGTTGACTGATACACATCATTGGAGATCTATAAAATCCACTACATATACAGTTGCATTTACCAAATCTCTTTATAAAGAACACCGACGAACATTTAATATTATCAAAGAATGTGTATTTGATGAACACGGAATTAATTTATTGTATGTATTCAACAAATGTTTTAGTCCAATACCATCTTTATCAAGTCATTTAACAAATGGATGCCTTCCATATATCGTAGATACACAAAAAGTTTATGATAAAAATTATAATAAATTTATTCAATTAAACTCTTAAACCTCTTCGATGGGATATCCCCACCGCGATAAGAAAGTTGAGTAAATATAATATCGTTTGGTGTGTATGATTTGAAAGATTTATCTATATGTGTATAATAATTTTTTTAATATAATCATATCGATCATTTTTTACAGATGTTGTGATTATGAAAATCTTATCAAAATAATTATGTAACATATTAACTTATAAAACTTTTAAAGCATTCATTTGTTTTGATAAAATTTTTGTCATTGTAATGTTCACTCAATGCACCAACGATTGATTTAGTAGGAGCAAAACATTTATCGCTTACTCTATAATACTTCATTATTAATATAGGATCCGGTCCCCAAAATAACATATCAGGTGATTCCATATAATCACAAAAATCTTTTACATTACGTTTGGATACAGCATATGCGTGTGCTCCATATAAATCTTTTATTTTATTAGAAAACTCATTATACGGTTCAACTTGATTTTGATTATATGTATAATTTCTACCCAAATTCAAAACGTCCCAATCAGTAGGAACATTATTCATAAATTGGTCTAAATTAGTCTGATAGTTTTCTTCAAATATCACATCGTCTTCAAATATCAATATATTATTATAATCAGAATATTCCAGCTGTCGTAATACTTGAAGATGAGAAATTGTCGCACTTATTCTATACAAAGACGAATTCATGGGATCCTTAATATTATGTGCTTCAATATAATTGTGATAGTGTGTCAATAAAGATTCATGTAAAAATTTTACATTTACCGCGTGTAAAAAGTCAAATTCAATATTTTCTTGTGCAAAATATTTTTTAATATATTCAATTCTATTTTTGTGTTCAGCCGCAGTAATTACACATATTTTATCGAAATATTTATTAAAAACGTTCATATCTATACATAGTTGTGAAATTTAATGTACTAACATATAATAATGGCGTAGGAATAGTAACTGATGCACTCCTATTAAGTGATCTAATTTATGACAACATATCAGAACAAGTAGAGGTTAAATTTGTAGGAGAACATATCTTAGAAAATGCCGACGTAGGTATATGGATTCAAAATTATGACGTAAACTTATTAAATAACTTTAAGAAAAATATATTTTTTATAAATGAAGAATGGGCTGGAATAAATGAATTATCAAATTTGAGATTATTTGATTATGTAATTTGTAAATCTAAATACTCCAAACAACTATTGTCTCCGTATTGTGACGTTATACATCTTCCATTTATCTCAAAAGATTATTACAATCCATCAATACCCAAAAATCATTCTTTTTTACATTTTGTAGGCAGATCAATACAAAAAAACACAGAGTTAGTATTATCTACAACAAATAACTTGACTCTCATAGATCCCTATAACCGATACAAAGTGAATGAAAATGTAAATCATATTAAAACGTATCAATCAACTGAACAACTTATGCAACTATTAAATTCTCACACCACTCATATATGTTGCAGTTTGTACGAAAGTTGGGGTCACTATTTGTTTGAAGGATTATCTACAGGAGCTGAAATAATTTGCAGTGACATACCTGTATTTAGAGAACAATTGGATCCTGATCTGGTTCATTTTATATGTACATCAGAAAACACAAATAATTCATATGTTTATTGTAATGATAATAAAGATAACTTATATCCAGTTAGAAAATCATTCTTTATAAATGACGTTTTATTAAAAGATAAAATAAACAATTTTAAACCAATCGGAAAAAATGTTGATCGTATTAATTTATTTAATAAAATTATACAAAATAATAAAAAGAAATTAATTAATTTTTTCTTAAATTTTTAATTTATAAAAATCATCCGTAGAAATTTTATCAAAGGGCAAAAGCGTATCTGTTTCTTCACTTAAGTTAAAGATTAAATTGTGTGAAAAAACAAAAGAATTTTTAAGATTGTCTAAATAAGTTTTTAACAAATCAACTCCTAACCTTAATGGATCGTTTGTACCCCCGTTATAAAAATGGGATTTATTTTTATTATATATTAAATCACATCCTATGATTCCAATCGTACATTTTTCGTGTCTAAGCATTGATTTATTTAACAAATCGTAACATACATTTAAAATCATAGTACCTCCTTGAGAACAATAGTATCCGTATGGTCTTGTTAAAAAATCCCCACTTATAATTGATGGATAACCAAAATTATAAAAATTACAATATTCGTGTATATTAAATTGTGGATCTTCGTGATATTTTTTAATAAAAAAATCAGTACCAACGTACCATCGGTGAACAGATCGATATTTAGAAACTACTTTAATAGAATTATTTATTGTGACTAAACAACCATCATCAAAATATTGATTATTTTGTTCACACCAATTTTCAATATACCAAGCACTTCCAAAAATTAAATATTTCATACTAATATAAATGGTTCAATTTTGATTTTATCAATAAACGTGCGTTTGTTAATTTTAATATTAACTGCACTGCAATCGTTTAATCCGCTATAAATATTAAGATTGTTATCATCAACTAGTACATTCATAGGAAATATAACTTCGTATTTTATGGCCTCACATAATTCAGTTTTTCTCCAACTCCACAAATCATTTAATAATGTGACATCACTATATTCTCTGTTAGCTTCAAATAACGGTTTGTATGTATATCCTACCGGAGACAAATCATCATTTAACCGTAACAATCCAACAAAGTATTTAAAATGTAAACGACTAAACCACACGTAACTATGAAACAATAAATACTTAATACCATCTACATCAAATATATTTGTACTCAAACCAGGATTTCCGTATTTTTCTATCCACGGTTGTAAATTTATTTCTTTTTTATAAATAACGTTTTCATCACAGTCTAATATTGTGTATGGATTTATGTGATAAATTATATTGTTATTATAAAATTGCCAATGTTTTTCAAAATGTGTATTTTGTGTTTTAAAATGTGTAAATTCTTTTAATATTAAATTATATTTTTTATACTCGACGTTAATTATTTTTTCAATGTCTTTTTTGTCTCGTTTACAACAACAGACACTTATATGGTTCTCATTTACGAATCTAGCATCTTCATATGACCATAAGAAGTTTTCGTCAGCGTGGTGTTGTAATAAAACGTTATCGTGTTCATCAACTATATCGCTGAGCAGCAATCTGTCTTCAAATTTAGATTCTCGTCTGTATATAGTTCTGTCATTAAAATGGGATGGATTAAAATAATTATTAATCCCATTAAATTTTTGTAAAATCTGTATATCTAAATTGTCTAAATCAAATATCATAACGACCGCTTTATTACATTTTTAAATATTTTAAAACAGACATATAACTATACCCAAACTATACCTAGTCCCCAATCTTCCTGCACGATTAATTTTTTTCTACCATAAGAAAAATCATCAAACGCAGATCTAACACTTCGCATTGTTTTAAATGAACTTAAATCTGTGCCGACCGATTTAATGTCGCCACAATCGTGAAAAATAACAATGCCTCCTTGTTTAACATATTTAGTATAAATGTTTATATCAGATGATACACCTAAAAGTGAGTGATCTCCGTCGATAAATAAAATATCAATTTGTTGGTTACTCAAAGATGATACCAATTTATCTTCTGTTTCTTTACTTTTTGAATCTCCAAAAATTAAATCGACATTATAACCGTCGGAATTTAACGTATCAGCTACATTTTTCAACGAAATTTCTGAATTTAAATGACCCCAAGGACCGTTGGGTAAATCTATAGCAATTAATTTGGAATTTTTAGGCATAAGTCTACCAAAATATAAAAGACTACCCCCGTATCTTGAACCAATTTCAACATATATTTTTTTATCTTTTATAGAACTAATCTGCGATGATATCACATTTAATTCGAAATCTGACATTGCGGCTGGTCTTAGTGTAGTGATCATATTATTTTTTTATTTCATTCATTTTTATTGATTATTGTTAATTATTTTACTTATCCAATTAAATGTTTTTTCGATGCCTACTTTAAGTGGTTGTGATGGAACCCACCCTATTTTTTGACGGTATAATGTATTATCAGAATTTCTACCTCTTACTCCTGTAGGACATTTGAATCCGTACTTTTGTTTAAATTCTTCTCCTTCTAAATTTTTAATTTTGATATTTTTTCCACTCAACTTAATTGCAATTTGAGCTAATTGGTTGATTGTTACCATTTCTTCCGATCCAATATTTACAGGACCAATAAATAAGTCTTGTCTCATAAGACGTAAAACAGCTTCAATACACTCATCAATATATAAAAATGATCTTGTTTGTAAACCGTCTCCCCATACTTCTAATTCTCCGCCGTCTGGAGTTTCAATTGCTTTTCTACACATAGCAGCTGGCGCTTTTTCTTTTCCGCCTTTATAAGTTCCATATGGACCAAAAATATTATGGAATCTTGCAATTCTTATATCCAATTTGTAATTTCTATTATACGTTAAATACAGTCTTTCACTAAACAATTTTTCCCACCCATATTCACTGTCCGGTTCTGCTGGGTAAGCATCTTTTTCTGCACATTTGGGATTGTTTGGATCCATTTGATTATACTCTGGATACACACACGCACTTGATGAATAAAATACTTTCTTTACATTTTTCTTTGCACATTCGTGTACGACATTTAAGTTAATCAATGCCGAATTATGCATTACATTTGCATCGTTTTGACCAGTAAATATATACAATGCGCCACCCATATCGGCAGCAAGTTGATATACTTCATCCACATTTTCTAAAATTACAGACCTTACTACATTTGGATCTGTAAGATCTCCGAGAATAAATTCATCCGCATAGTTATGATATTCATTGTTTTTAATATCAACTCCACGAATCCAATAACCTTCTTCTTTTAGTCTTTTAACCAAGTGGCCACCTATAAATCCACCTGCGCCTAATACGATTGCTTTTTTTTGGTTTGTAGTTGTCATACGTTTATTTTAAATAGGAGAACTCATATCAGTTCTTTCAGGTGCAATCCACGTTGTAGGAATATCTTTTCCCACATTAATTTCTTGATCAATTACATTCCATAAAAATTTTTCACGTGCACTATAATAGTTTAGTATTTGTTTAATATCATCTTCCAATAAAGACTCCATTGAAATTAGTTCTACAGACGGATTTAGTAATTTTGAATTAAGCACAACCGCGTTAAAAACGCCATAATATATTTTTTTAAGCTTAGTAAAAATATAAACTTCTGTCAACAATTCTTCAACTTGTTGTAGTTCAGAAATTTCTTTATTTTTATTTGATTTAATATGATGCATTCTATGCATTGGAAAAAAGTCGTCACTACGTTTTGTATTCAGAATTTTAACATTATTATACTTAATAAACTCATTTATTGAAAAATTACAATCTGAACTTATAAAAACGTTTTCATCGATTGATTTAATTAAATTCTCATATAAACAAGTAGGAAATGCTACATATTTCGATTCAATTTTATCAGTCTCTCGTATGTGAATTCCGACATTTGGCTTATTTAATTCTTCAAATACAAGTTCACATTTTTCTATAAATTCGTCACTAAATTTAATATTTTGTGAAAATCTGTCTGCATATTTATGTGCAACTTCTTCTGTATAAGGTATTTCGTAAGAAGGAATTCTTACATATTCAACATTATTAATGTCCCAAGTAATAGTTCGCTTAAAAAACCGTTCATAATAATCCACGTTGTTTATTGTTAAACGTGGCATAAACAAAAAATTATTATCATCACAATAAGATTTGAGTACATTTAATATTCGTAGTTGTGAACATGTGCCAATAGCAGGCCAAGCTCGATAATATTTGCCAAAATCAAAATAATAAACTTTATCCATAATCAATTTAAACTTTAAATGAAGGGTATAGAGAACAAAAATGTGGATTTATTTTATAATCTTTAATTTCTTTGTAATTAACAATATTCTCCAATGTATCAATGTTTGGAGATGCTTCTATCATTACTACTTTTCTAGTAAATGTGGAGGATGGATTATTTATACTTTTAATATTAATACTTTGAATGTCATACATGTCAATTATTTTAATATCGCCAAATCCTGTAATTTTCAACAATGAAAATAAAGATTTAATCGAAAATACCCATGGGAAAAACATATGACCCATTGATATAGTACCATTTCTAACTAAATCCTCATTGAAGTGAATGCTTTTTCTAACAACATCTGTATCATATGATGTATCATCAAAAAAATCAGAGATAATAATTATTTTTTCTTTGCAAATAGTGTGTAATAATTTAAGTGCTCCTATTGGATTTTCTAAGTGAACTAATAAATCGGCAATAAATACAATATCATATTTTATGTTATTGTCCCAATTAATAATATCGTAAATATTACTATGAATAAATTTAGACTTAGAATTTAAAAAACCATGTACATATTGTCTGGTTTCTCTATTGTCCATATCTAGACTAGTGACTGTTTTTGATATTTTCTCAAACAAAAATGAATAAAATCCATCTCGACATCCAATATCAATTACATCTTTGTTAGACGCAATCGTAGATAAATTTTTCAATAATTCATTTGCTATTAAATTATGATTATAATCTCCAATCAAATGCGTTGGATTATTACTATCAAAATCCCACTTTTCTATGGAACGTTTATCTTCATTTAAATAAAATGTATGGTAATTGGTCATAATTAGTTATTCTACTATAGGAAGTTGGTAATCAAATCCGGTTTTAAACGGAGTCCACGCGTGTTGAATCATTTGATAATCACACGCAGAACATCTAAATGATTCCCAACATAAAATTGGTTCTTTTTGTAATTCAAAGTTATTGTCAAATATATTAGCAATTGGGCTGTAATGAGGCATTGCTGTACTGTGAAACAGTTTGGATCTATCAACCGCACTCATACATGTAAAGATGTTTCCTTCAAAATCGATATTTATTTTTTTCCATCCTGCCGGACAATAAATTGGAGTACGATTCACATTTGATGTGACATTCTCAAGTTTATAGTTTAATTTATATTCATCTTTATAAATTTCAATTGGTTCGTCAGGCACAGACTTTAAGTTAAAACCAGAAACTGCGGAATCAACAAAGTTGTCTAAATGTGCTGGTTGTAGACCGTGTTTTTTTGTAAACTCAATAATTTTTTGTGGATTGACTAATTTTACATTATCAGGATGTAAAACCATTTCTATTCCCACTTTAAAAGGATCACAGATTTTTATAAACTTTTCTAATTTAATAAAAAAATCATCTGGATTCGTCCACTGCGTTGGATGAAAACTAAAAAAGATAGTTTTCCAATTGGTAAAATCTACAGTTTTCCATTTTTCAAGATCAAATGTTTTACCAAAATTTGAAGTCATATCTATCTTTATATTCGAATTTAATAAATTTAACAATGTTGGTAACTCCGAATATAAAGTAGGCTCACCTCCAGTAAGATACAACTGTACAGGGTTTAGTTTATTAATAGCGTTTGCCCATTCGACTGGGGTTTTAGTCGTTTTACCGCCAATCGTTCTATATACATCAGATGCTGATTCTTGCCAACAATATGTACACGACATATTGCATTTCCACGTTACAAACCATTGTATAATCAATCCGTCATTTTCAATTATACGTTTGGTTCGGTTTAAATTTTGAAACGATGACGAATCCATTAATTTTTTTAATCCAAAAAAATCATAAAAATCTTGTCTATTTATTATATTTTTAATCTGAAAATTAACTCCAGTTGGTTTTTTTACTCTAAACTCAACCGTATTATTTATAATATCTTCATCTTTAAGCTTAAATGAAATAGATCGTTCCCCCCCAGTAAAAACCGGAATTTTAGTAATGTCACTGTTAGTATGGATTTCTATATTTGATTTTGAAGACGCGTGTAATATATAGATAATATCTATCCATTTAGATTTTACATTTTCAATAACATATGTATCTTTTCCATCTATACCCATTTCATTATCAGTCAACATCTCATCAGACAAGTTTAAATTTCCTAACATAAATGACAGTTTACGATCATCTTGTAAATCCATTGGCTTCGAAAAAAATTCAATACAATCATCAAATTCAATTGTATAATCATGCCATCCAACTTTTATATATAAATCACGTTGATATTTAGATGTTTTGACCGTTAATTTATTTTCAAGTGGACTACCAATTTGCAAGCTTATAGACTTAGAAATCAACTGTGTATCTATTTTAATTTTGCTATTAGGGGATGACCATCTAAAATTATGGATTCCATCAGTTTCCAACTCGTACCATCCATTTTCATAAATAACGTTCATAATATTTGTTTCATTAACTCATAAGCATGTTCTAAATCTGGATATGCCCACTCTTGATCTACTGAATAATTAGTACTAAACTTATCCATACCACTTACTTTATCTATTTTATATTTCACTAAACCATTATAATCATTTAGTAACAGTTTTTATCAATTTAGCAATACATGCCATAAACGTAATTTCTTTGTCTACGACCATATTACTCTGATACATATATTCTGCTATTTCAATAATCACTGAAATTTCTTTACCAGAAGCAAATTCTCCACACTTCTCATATAACTCACTATATAGTTCATCAAATGATTTTGTTCCAGAATCAGCAATTAATTGACGAATTTCATTGAAAGCCTTGCCATTAGTCTTACAACCCTTCAACAAATCAATCAATTTGTTCTTAAGATCAAAACTTGCGCCTTGAACCTTAATTAGCTTCAAAGTTCCACTTGTAGAACTCTGTTGTAGAAAATTGACAATTTTACGAATGTCTGGATAAAAGTTATCCAACACAGTTTTCAAATCAGACAGTTCATACTTTACCGATTCTTTATCCAAGATGTTCTTAACATAAATTGCTACATCTTTCTTAGCAGGTGGTTCAATATTAAATACCTGACAACGACTAATCAATGGAGAAATGATCTTTTCTACATAATTACAAGTTAAAATAAACCGAGTTGTCTTGCTATATGTCTCCATCAAATTACGAAGTGACGCTTGTGAATTGGTAGACATATAATCTGATTCATCCAAAATAACAATCTTTAGATCATTGAAACCCATAGCAGATGCAAATGGTCTAATCTTGTCACGAACGAAATCTACACCAGTGTTATCAGATGCATTAACATACATCACATCACAAGGAATGTTGTTTGTTAAAATCTTTGCAACCGTAGTCTTGCCAGTACCAGCATTACCATAAAACAACAAATGTGGAATATCCTTTTTGGAAATAAAATCTTTAAGAATACTTTTAAGTTGTTCATTGCAAATATAATTGTCTAGTACATTGGGACGATACTTTTCAGCCCAAAGACTATGTTTTTCTGTATTAACAGACTTTTCTTCTTCAAAGAAACTCATAATAGATATTAATCTACGCTCTTGATGTCAATTAGATAATAAGAACTGCTAAACAACTCGTTGTTAAACTCAACGTGTGCAATACCAGCATCACTAATCTTTAGTACAGCATTTTCACAATCACTGTTACTAGTGAGAATTTCTTTTAGATACTTAGCACTGAAGTGAATAGTCTTACCAAGAGTGTCTTTTCCTTCAATCGGCTTAACATCGATATTAATACGATTGCTATTAACACTGCTGTAACCAATAGTTAGTTTGATTTTATCTTTCTTATCTTTTGTAAAAGTCATAGTATCAACATCGCTCAAAGCACTCTTTGCTTTTACAAATGTTGTTACAAACTCTTTTGTAAGAGGAATTTCCAAGTTAAATGGAGGCAACTTCTTAAGATCAGGTACCTTTGGAATAACACTAAGATCCGCAGTAACATACTGTACATCAGTACTTTCACTGTTTAGTGATAGTGATACAATCTTTTCATCACGTTTGTTAAACGTAATGTTTACGTCGTCTGTAAGTACACCAAGCAACTTCTTGAGTTTTGCAGTATCATTGATACCAATCTCAGCTTCAGACAAACCAGCGTCGTCTTTGATAGACACATAACTTACCACGTTTTTGTCATCACTGATAGATGATGTTTTGATCTGCTTGTTTTTGTTGTCAACGACCCACTTTACACTTTCAATAGTTCCGTTGAGTGAATATTTGTCAATAAATGTATTTAATACTTGTTTCTTCATACTCTATAATGTTAACCGATACCAGCTTGTTTGTCAATTGTTGAATTCGAAAAATAACCCCACGTTTTCATTGGACTGATTTCTTTCAGACAGACATCTTATATTATTTACGAATAATTCAGATGGTGAAATATAAAATGATCCTATTTTATAATCTGCATATGCGACTGTACGCATTTGGTAATATACTTTTACGTTACTATCATCGTTTGTTCTAAACTCAATATAATATACTTTTGGATCGCTTAATCTATATAACTGATTTTTAGGAATAAACAATTTATCGCATAGTATTTGATTGGTTGTAAATTCAATATATGGACCACGTTGTCCAATAACAACACGTTCATACTTATTTGCAATTACAGTATTAAGACTTGTTTTAAACTCCAAACTACATCCTTCTTCAGGTATAGTCAATAACTCACTATATTTTTTCATAACTTTTAAAAACTAAAGAATTCTCCCAATTTAACATCTGTCTCATTAGGATAATCCCAATTTAATACATTGTAGAAGTCCAATAATTTACCTTTGAGTTCTTGTTCATACATAGCATTTCTATCTACATACTGTTCAATAAACTCCATAATACGATCTGGATCAGTACCATCTGCTTTCATAGCAATACCGTCAATACCATATTGGTTTTGTTTTAGATATACCCACTTGATCTTTTGACCGTGGAAGATCTCTGGTACCTCTTTATCCAACTTCCAAGTCTTCAACAAATCATTGTAGGCCAAAGCAGCTTTAGCTTGTGCTGGAGTGCCATCCATAAACTGAAATGGATGTCTTGTCTTTGGATTGTAATCATTATCACCATTTTGACTCTTAAACTTTACACTGGTATTCTTAGCAATTTCAATAACTGGATAATTTGACATATTATCTTTGAATTCAAGAATACTAGCATCAATCTGTTCTTTTGGAAGTTTACGCAACATATCATCCAAGAACTTTTGCATAAACTTACGAAAACGAATTGGAAACGATGTACGAACTACGTCAATACCCTTTACTTCCATTTCATCACACTCAATACCAGCTTTGTTAATGATAAACTGAGCATATCTCTTCTTAGCCAACCAGAAACTGGTCTTTGCAATAACTTCTTGTTTTGCATCAAAACGATGTTTCTCAATATTGAAGTATCGTTTTGCCATTACATCATAGAACTTATTAACAAACGATTGTACATCACCAGTTACTTTTAGAATAGCCTCAGTCATTGCCTTTTCATCGTTGAGATCAATATCAGGCATATTCTTTTTGATAATAGGTAATGCACTAGCAAAACAACTATCTGTATCTGTATAGATAACCCAATCTCCATCTTTCTCATTCAATGAACGTTTGAAACACTCATTGATAGCTTTACCAGTAGATTTGATAATATCTTGACCAGTTATGGTAACAGCACTCGCGTTATCCTTGTCATAAAATCTAAAGATCGGTAGACCCAATACACCATAGATTGAATTAAGTAATACTTTTTGCACTTTTTGACGACCATCATAAAATTCATATTTTTCCCATTCTTTTACATCTGCATGCTTCTTAGCTAGTTTACGAAGATCTTTACGTTCATCGAACCACTTTACTAGAATTTCTGGAATAACACCAGTCTTGTCTTTTTTACACAATACACCATTACTAGCAATACTTAAATTGCTTTGAGTAACCAATTGTTTAAATTCTTCATTGGTATAAACAGTTGATCCCACGTGATATTTGCTAATCTTGTCTTGAGCAAACAAACGAGCATTAAATGCGTATAATCGTTGTTCAAGATATTGATTAAATGGAGTTTTCTTCTGAGCGCCATCACTTAGGTTTTCATAGTCTTCACGAATTTCCTCGGTTCGATCATCAATATAACAATCATCATATTCGATCTTGTTAATAACCGCTACTTTAGTTTCAGGTGATAAGTTAAGACTGATGATGATATTCGGATACATTGATGTAAGGTCCAAGTCAAACACCCAATCATAACGACCGGGAGTAGGAGCTTTAACATAAGCACCTTCAAAGCCTTGCTCATTGTCTTCCATCTGAGTCTCATATTCATCACGACCTTCCAATGATTTATTTTTAGCAACTTGTCCTTTACGACGTAGATACATAAGAATAGCACCCTCAATGAATCGGGAACTCATTTCATACCACTCGTATGGAACGTGTCCCTTATGACAAATAGCCCTAGCCAATTCAATAAACTGTAACTTCTTCTCCAATGCAACAATGATTTGTACGTCGTTCAAGTTATATTCGATATACTTCTGAATATCAGCTTTATACAAATCATCCAAACTACCCTTGTAGGTAATTTTTTCCATACCCACGATCTTTTTACCAATAGCTCCAAGAGCATAACTTGCTTCTTGTTTGATATTGAGCTTCTTGTAAAGAGTCATATAATCCAAATGAGTCACGCCAGCCACGATGACTTTTTTATTCCAGTCATTGACATAAGCAACTTGAATTGGACTCAAACGTTTTGCATTATTTGGACCAACAATATTTTTCATACGTCGGAACAAGTAAGGCATGTCAAAGTTATCACTATTCCATCCAGTACTAATAGTTGGTTGAATTTCTTCCCACTTGGTTAGAAAATGCATCAACAAACTACCTTCTTCTGTGAAACTCAACACCTCTACATTGTCTTTGGAGAAATCTTTTAACTTATATTCTTTATCAAGAATGAAAGCGGTATACTTTGATGTTACACTATCATAGATAGCAATAGCTGTGATTTCTTTATCTGCTTCGTCTACGTTTGGAAATCCACCTTCAGTGCTAACCTCAATATCCAGATAAACAACACGATGTCCTTCAGATGGTTCGTCACTATCTTCGTAAGCATCAATTAAAATACGAGTTTCCGCTGGAACGTCGCTTTCAAATAAAGATGGATCTTTTGGATTGAATTTATAAACTTTTTCCAATTCATCGCCATAAATACTACGATACATTCCACCTTCACGTTTGCGATAAGCATATGGACGATAAGGAACAGTTACATATCCCTTTTTATCATCCCACAAATGAACAATATTGTCTTTCTTTGAAACAAAAATATTTTGATACATACCACTACTATACCTTCAACTTATTCACAAGTCCAGTAAAAACCGAATGATGTTCTTCTTTTACATACTGCGCACATTGTAGTAATCGGTCCATCAATTTTTTGTGTTTAATAGCAACAAACAACGATGGTTCCAATTCTATACCTGATAATACTGATGGGTTTACTTTATTAACGCAAAACCATAGCATTGCCAATTCGTCTTCTGTTAAAGAATCTAAATGATCTAATTTCATTTTAATTTAAAACCAAAAATATTTTGACCGTAATTTACAAATAATGTGTTATCCAACTTGGATTTCAAAGATTGAATAGATTTGGTATGAGCTTCTTTTTCTTCATCTTCCACTTCTTTTATACTAAAGCTATTTCCCAATTTGGTAACAGTAGCTTCTCTTGGATTTAGTATAACTTGTGGGGTTACTACCAAATAATCTCCTTCTTTTAAATCTTTCTTTTTCTTGGATTTGTTATCCAATACTGTAATGTTACCACCAACAACATACAACTGAGTATACTTATCGCTTGATTTTAAGAAGAAACTTGTTTTATTAAATACAATTGAACACAATGAAGTTAAAATTGTGTTGGTAGGACCACTTTCACTTACACAGTATAACTCCCCATTACTAGTGAAGTTAAACAAAGAGTCTTTTATTGCAATAACAGATGGTAACTTAAAGTCATTGTTGTATTCAGTTGATGTTTGATTAAAATAGGTACTGGTGTTTTCTCGTTGATGTATAGCAATTCTATATGGTAACACATATGTAGCAGTGCTATTGGTTTGGGTGTTTACATTCAAACTGTTTGTAAGTGTAAAGGTATTACCAATTTGGACATTTAATACGCTAAGTTTATTGTTAATAACCTCGGTTATTTCAATTTGTTCGTGTGTATCGTAAAGATATAGATCATTTGCGACAAGATTGACCGACATTAATAGGGTTAATAATATTTTGTTCATATACAATATATAGTTTTTATAAGTTGACTTTAATTAATTATACATTAAGATGATAGAATGTCAACTGAGGAACTTAAAGAAATAAAAAAGAAACGAGTCAGCTTTAGCCAATATTCTACATTTTTGAAATGTCCACATAAATGGTATTTGGATTATGTTAAAAATCTAAGAGTTAAAGATGATAACATTAATACCACATTCGGAACAGCCATTCATCATGCGTTTCAAACATATCTTACTTCTCTCTATAAAGAAGGAGTGGGTATTGCTGATTCTTTAGATGTAAAGAAGTTGTTTCTTGATAAGTTCAATGAAGAGATTAAAAAAGTAAAAGATGTAAAAGAAGAAGAATTTACCGACTTTATTTTCGACGGCAATGATATCATTGATACTTTCTGTAAATCCGCTAATAGATTAAAGTATTTTCCAACCAAAGACTATGAACTGGTAGGTATTGAAATTCCCTTGGAAATTCCAATTAAGAATAACGTAGAATTCGTTGGGTTTATTGATATTGTTCTAAAAGAAAGAGACAAAGAGTACTATCGTATTATTGATTTCAAGACATCCAGCAATGGATGGAATAGTTATATGAAAGAGGATGTAAGCAAACTTGCGCAATTACATCTGTACAAAAGTGTTTATAGCAAAAAGTTTAATGTTCCTCTAAATAACATTGAAGTAGAATTTTTCATTGTTAAAAGAAAACTATATGAAAATGCTAGTTTTCCACAAAGCAGAATTCAAGTATTTAAACCATCTGCGGGTCCAACTATCATCAAAGAGTCGATTAAATCATTTGTTGAGTTTCTTGATTATGGATTTACCCAAGAGGGAAATTATAACGAAGTAAACGAATATATAAAAGTCCCAGGCAAAGCCAAGAAAAATTGCAAATATTGCATTCATCACAAAACAAACTGTGATGGAAAAGCAAGTAAATTATAATTAATAGTAAACATATGTACATATATACATATACACATATGTTATGGAACAAATTGTTACTACAGTAAAACTTAATCAAGAGTTATACACTCAGTTTAAAGAACTTAATATTCGTGGAAAAATATCATTCCAAGATTTTGTAAACAAATGTCTGGAAAGATACTTGACAGATGATGCTTTTCAAACCGAAATAAGTGAGAGTGTTTGTCAAAAACTTAGTTACAATCAACCATTTCAATTATCTACAAAGGAATCTAAATGAAGAAGAAAAAAATACTATTATTGAGCGACGATCTAAGAATGCATAGTGGAATCGCAACAATGTCAAGAGAACTGGTTTTGGGTACTGTACATCATTATGATTGGGTACAAATCGCTGGGGCTATAAAACATCCAGAACAAGGTAAAATTGTAGATATGAAGGAAGCGGTGGATAAGTTAAATGGTCGTAACGATAACTATCTTAGACTGTATCCTGTTGATGGTTATGGAGATGAAGAAATTTTATTCCAGATTATGTCGCTGGAAAAACCAGATGCTATTATGCATTTCACAGATCCACGTTTTTGGGGATGGTTGTATAATATTGAAAATCAAATTCGTGCCAGAATTCCTCTGACATATCTGGACATTTGGGATGATCTACCCTATCCAATGTGGAACAAACCATTCTATAAGTGTTGTGATGCATTATTCGCAATTAGTAAACAAACAGATAATATCAATAAATGGGTACTTGGACCGGAAAATTGTACCAGTATCTTTGGTGATTTTGACAGCAACGGAAACATTGTAAAGAAGGAGAACCTATAATATGCCAGTAAACGGAAAACATCTATTGCACTTGGTACCACACGGCATCAACAGCAATGAATTTAGAGTATTGGAAAAGAACAATCCTTTGGTTCAAAAGATTAAAAAAGAACTATTGGGTGATGGCGAATACAATTTCATCGTAGCATTTAATAGTAGAAATGCACATCGTAAACATCCAGCAAATCTTATTCTGGCATTCAGAACGTTTTGTGACTCTCTAACAAAAGAAGAAGCCAGTAAATGTGCATTGGTAATGCATACTGATAAAGTATGTGAAGCTGGCACAGATCTAGTAGCTACAATTACATCTATTTGTCCAGAGTATAAAGTTGTTCTCAATGAATCACGTTGGTCGCCTGAAGAAATGACTGGATTTTATAATCTAGCAGATGTACTAGCCAATGTAAGTTCAAACGAAGGATTTGGTCTAAGTGTAGCTGAAGCTATTATGTGTGGTACTCCAGTCATCGCAACAGTAACAGGAGGTCTACAAGACCAATTGGGAATTGTAGATGATAATGGCAATCCAATTGAATTCAATTTGGAATTTGGCACCAATGCTTCTGGTAAATATACAAAGCACGGTAAGTGGGCTAAACCTGTTTGGCCAAAGGTACAAAATATGCAAGGTAGTCCTCCTACCCCATATATCTTGGATGATTTAACAAATTATTCAGATATTGCGGATGCAATTATGTATTGGTATCTAGCTGGTCCAGAAAAGCGTGAAGAATGTGGCCTTGAAGGAAGACTATGGGCAATGAATGAAGGTGGTATTAATAGTAAGAATATGTGTGATCAGTTCATTAAAGCTATGGACTTTACATTAGAGAACTTTAAACCAATTAAAAAGTTTGATATTTTCACCGAGTATGGGTATGATATTAAGAGTCAACCCAACGGAAAAATGGGTATCGATTTACACAAGATCGATGTTGATAAGATCAAAAAAGAAGTTTCATCCCTATGACGATTCAAGTATTAAAGAACGAGACATATCAGTCTACAGACAATCTACCCAAGAAAGGCACTGATAGAGCTACTGGTTTCGATGTAGTTATTACGAGCGATCCAGAAATCGTTGGTGATCAGTATGAGAATGGTGCATACAAACGCATTGACTACATTCAATACAAGACCAATCTTAAGTTGGCAGTTCAAAAAGATCGTCAGTTCAGTAACTTTGGTTATAACGATTTGGACTATGACATTTTAGCATTTCCTCGCAGTAGTGTCAGTAAGTACAATCTGGTATTAGCCAACTGTATTGGATTGATTGACGCAGATTATCGTGGTGAAGTATTACTTCGTTTCAAGTATATCTGGCAACCAGAAGACTATAAGATTAGAACTGATAACCTATTGGAAGGATATGTTAACTTTACTAAACTTTATAATAAGGGTGATAAAGTTTGTCAACTAAAAGTAACCAAGGTAGAAAATGTTGAGTTTGTTTTAGTAGATGAATTGGATTCTACCAATAGAGGTGACGGCGGATTCGGTAGTACCGATGTTAAAAAAAAAGATAACGTGATGTCTGAATCTAAAAAATCAACCACAATCGAAGAGTTATACGCTAACTCAAATAAATCAGAAACACCCAAAAAATATAGTCAGTTAATTGCAGAAAGAGACAACAATCAATTTAATCAAAAATAATATGAGTAAACCATTATGTTTAATTTCAGGTCCAGTATTTAATCGAAGTGGATATGGCGATTGGGCTACGGCCGTAGCCAAGAGCTTAATCCGTCAGAATAAATATGATGTCAAAATTGCACCCACAAGATGGGGAGCTTGTCCAAGTAAAAGATTCTTGGAAGATTTAACCGATCCAGAAGATAGATTAGTAGCTGGTTGCATTTTGCAAGGAAACTTAAATAAGCAACCAGAACTATTTATCCAATTAACTATCCCAGAAGAGTTTCACCCAGTTGGAAAGTACAATATTGGTATGACAGCAGGCATCGAAACAACTATCTCACCTGGCAGTTGGATCGAAGGTATCAATAAAATGAATCTTACAATTGGTCTTTCTGAACACGTTAAGAAAGTGTTTCTTGATACCAAAATGGTTAAACAACACGAAAATGGTCAGAAAGAACCAATTCAAGTAAATAAACCAATCGAAGTTTGTTTCTGGGGTGCAGATACGAATGTTTATAAAAAGACAGATCAATCTGTTGAGACAGCAGACGAATCCTTGAGTAAAATTCCAGAAAAGAGTGCATTTTTATTCGTAGGTCAATGGACTCACGGTGGATTATACAATGATCGAAAAGATATTGGTAATTTGATCAAAACATTCTGCACCGCATTTAAAAACAACAATCCAAATGATAGACCTTGTTTAATTGTAAAAACAAGCGGCAGTGGATATAGTACAGTTGATCGATTTGATATGTTGGATAAGATCAAAAGAGTTAAAAACTCATTTGGTGATGCTTGTCCTAATGTATATCTGCTACACGGTGAATTGAATGACGTTGAAATGAATGCGTTGTTGAATCACGAAAAGATCTTGGCACACGTATCATTTACACACGGCGAAGGATTCGGACATCCAATGTTACTAGCTACACTCAGTGGAAAACCTTTATTGGCTCCAAATTGGAGTGGTCAGTTAGACTATTTAAATGAAAGATATGCCAATTTGTTGCCAGGAACATTGGTAGATGTAGATCCAAAGTCCGTTAATCAATGGATTCTAAAAGAAAGCAAGTGGTTCAAAGTTTCTTATTCATTGGCAGAAGACAAATTTAAACAATTGTATTTTGCTCGTAAAAGTGATAAGTTTACTAAACCAGCTGAATTATTGCGTGTGGAGAATGAACAAAAGTTTAGTCTACAAGCAATGGATCAAAAGTTGTGGGCAATTCTTGATAAGTATGTTCCACAATTTGCAACAGAAAATACATTTGTATTACCCAAGTTAAAAGCAATTAATACAGAAAACAAAGAAGAACCAAAGATTGTTCTACCAAAACTAAAAATGTTGTAATATGTTTTTATCATATCTAGTCACCGCACATAATGAAACTGATTGTTTGGATACATTGTTATCTAAACTGATTAGTTATAAAAAAGACAACCACGAAATTGTATTGTTAGATGATTACTCGGATAATCCCAATACAATTTCTATAATTGAGAAACACAAATCATTTGTTAATTTTCAACAAAAGAAATTGGAAAATGATTATGGTGCTCATAAAAATTATGGCATTAGTCTGTGTAAAGGTGATTGGATATTTCAAATTGACGCGGATGAATTGCCAACCGATGTTCTACTTGAAAACATAGATGAATTATTACAATCAAATTCAAACAACGAAACATTGTGGTTACCCCGACTTAATTATTTTGTTGGGGTAACACAACAAGACATTGAAATGTGGGGTTGGAATTATCACGATGGTATGATTAACTTTCCAGATTACCAATCCCGTCTTTATAAAAATCTTCCTCATATTAGATACGAACGAAGATTGCACGAAAAGGTTGAAGGTTATAAGTCTTATGCTTTTATTCCTCCTCAAAAAGATATTGCGTTGATTCACAATAAAACCATTGAGAAACAACGTGAAACAAATATGAAATACAACAAAAATTTCAGCCTTAGTGAAAACAAAGGATACGCTGTAAAATAATATGACAATAGATGAATTATTAAAAAACATACCAGATAAATTTGAACATAGCACAACCACTAGTCATAAATTTAAACGTGATGTATTTGAATTTTTTGATAAACCAGAATTCAAAGAAAGTGTTTGTTTAGAAATAGGATCTAATTTAGGATACTCGACGCGAATTTTAAGTTATCTCTTTAAAGAAGTAGTAGGTTTTAACTTAGAAAGTGCAAAAGAAGCAATTGAGTTTAATAAAGATAGAAAAAATGTAAGATATTATACACAAGATGTTTACAAAACTACTTTGCCTTTAGATTATGGTGATGTGTTTTTTATAGATGCGCAGCATACTTATTTTGCTGTTATAGATGATACACTAAGATCGCTTAAATTTAAATCAACCAATGGACTGAAAAAATATTTTATCTATGATGATATTGGAGGATTTCCAGAATTAAAACAGGCTATGGATGATTTGGTGAAAAATGAATATATTAAAATAGTAAAACCTATTGGTTATAGTCCAGAAGAAACTTTTATTAGTAAACTCCCAAAATTAAGTGCTTACGAGGGATATATTTGTGTTGAGATATAATTTATGAATAACTTTGAATTGAGAAAAAAATACGGAGATCATCCAGAAAATCCAATATATACGTATCCAGATCATTATTTTGCAAATAAAGACGGATTTACTATTCACATTACAAATTGGTTGACATTTTTGTCAAAGTTTGAAAATGTACCCAATCTGCAATTTCTAGAAATAGGCACTGGAAATGGAAGATCTGCGGTGTGGACATTGGAAAACATTTTAACGCAGCCAAGTTCTAAGTTAACGACGGTTGATATTGTAGAGAATTTAAATTATAAAAAAGGATCTACGTTTAAAGGAATGGTGTTAGAAGAAGATATCGTCGTTTCGGTCAGACAAAATCTACAACCTTATATAGATGCAAATAAATGTGAATATGTGTTAGAAGATTCCAAAGTATTTCTTAAAAAATTCAACCCAAATGTAGAAAAAGTATTAGATTTTGTATACATAGATGGTTGTCATGAACCAGATAACGTAATATATGAATCATCTTTATGTTTTGAAATGTTAAAACCTGGTGGATATCTTTTATTCGATGATTATGGTTGGGGTAATTGTAGATATGGAATAGAATCATTCTTACTCTGTTATCAAAATAAAATAAAAGTGTTGCACAAAAACTGGCAAGTGTTGGTGGAAAAATTATAATATTATGAGTAAATATGGATTATTAGATCCAGGAACATGTATTCCTGTATTAGAAGTAGCATTCGCTGTATATCAAATAGATACAGTTTTGGAATTTGGGTGTGGTATATGGAGTACAGGTTGTTTTGTCAGAAACAGTAAGCACATTACTTCTATAGAAAATGTAGAAGAATGGGTAGAGTTTGTAAAAAAAGAATACAATCATAAAAATAATTTAGATGTTATTCACTACACAAAACCAATGAATGAATATTTCAACGAAACCAAGAACAGTTATGATTTGATTTTCATTGACGGAAATGAACGAAAAGAATGTTTACAATCTTCATTCTATAGAAGCCCTATAATTGTATGTCACGATATGCATGCAAGTGAATTTAAATGGCAAACGGTTAATGTGCCATCTGATTATAATCTAATGTTATATACGGGTTGTGAACCATATATTACAGGAATATTTGGTCATAAAGATATATCGTTGAAACAAAACATTTTAAATAGAAAAAATTACAAACACAGAAACACATATATAGACGAATCCTTTTGGGTTGAATCACGATAAAAATATATGAAAAACGTAATAATATTCCAAGATTTTGTTGATACAATTACATATGGGAGAAACTATAAAATTGAAGAGTTGTACAAATATTTTAGAGCACAAATTGACAATAGTCTGAGATTTGGATGGGATGCTAAGGATATTGTGGTTGTGACTAATTTAGATTTTTCTTATAAAGATGTCACTATTATCAAAACAAATAGATTATGTAGATACAACAGATATTTCAATAAACAATATGGTATATGTGAATTATTAGAAGAAAATTTAATAGATGATGATTTTTGGTTTCACGACTTCGACGATTGGCAAATTAACAAATTTGAATTTCCAGAATTTGATGGGGTAATTGGTATGGCAAAATATATTAACGATACTCAGTGGAATACAGGATCCATTTTTATTAAAAAGTCGAGTGTAAACATTTGGAGACTAATTGTAGATTTTATGGATGCAAACAAAGATCATCTTAAAAATCACGGTGATGAAAATATAGTAAATTATGTCTACCAACAATATTTTAAAGAACTTAACCCATTCTTTTCACATCTAAATACCAAATACAACGTTGGCGTTACAGGATTTAAATATAGATACGACACAGCTATAAAACCAGTCTGTGTATTGGCTTTTAAACCAGATGATGTGGTTGGTTATAATTTAATGTTAAATAATAACTTGATTGACACAGAATTACAGAGTATATTTGTTGAACATAAATTAGTATGATCATTCAAAATAAATATGCAATTGGTGTACACGTAATGTTTTATGAAATTGAAATGTTTAAATCCTATATTGATGGGTTATTAAACCTATTGTCTACAGTTGATAATAAAGAAAATGTATATTTAGATTTTGCATTTAACACATCACAATTCTTTGAAAAAATAGATACATCAAAAACGTCCAATGATGATTTAACTGATAGATTTGAGAAAGAACTGTCTAGACTAAAAGAATTGCCTAATGTTCATTATAAAATAATTAATAATGACAATGAGTTTTATACCCAAACCAATTATAGAAGAGAGTTTAATACAAAATACTGTGAAAAGGCTGATTATGTAATTTGGGGTGAAACTGATAGTTTGTTTCCAAAAGAAGCTATAATTTCACTGGAACAACTAACACCTGTAGTTAGAAAACAAGGACTATACAGATTTATAGCTTGTTTTGCAGATAGAAAGTTATGGGATAATAGTTGGGATGCAACAGTTCATCCTAAATTTATAAATCACGTTTATAATGATAAAGATGTTGACAATATCAATCAAGCCAAGTCTTGTATGTCAATAGAACAGATGAATGCAATTAATTCTGAAATAGAACAAATTGATATACAAACTCTTAATTATCCAAAAATTGATGGTTCTTGTTTGGTGTTAACATCTGACTTAATAAAATGTGGAGTAAATATACCACCTTGTTTTATTCATAATGACGATGAAAGTTTGTCAATGATGGCACAGAAAATACTAGGGGATAAATACCTACAAATCATCTTTAAAAATGTTTTGAAAGTACACGCACGTAGACATCCTAATAAACGTATGTATATTGACAATGAAAATAACCCAAGAGGATTCTGTGGAAAAGAAAAAGGAGACTGGTGGCAAGTATTCAAGCAAATGTCTCAACACAATTTAAATACTCTATTCCATAATACAGGCAAGTTTTATACTTACGAAGATTTTAAGAAAAACCTATGAATATTTGTTTTATCAGTCAAAACGGACACGTTGGAAAGATTCCTCGTAACTTCCAAAATTGTAGAACAGAATTTGCTTGGCAGATTGCACTTAATGCGGATCATCTATCTTTCGATTATATTTGTCAAAACAAAGTACCAACATACGATTTAGCTATCATAATCTTACCAAAGAAATTGGAGATAATTAATACAAATCAGATTTTAGACATTTGTAAATCTATTGGCAAAAAAGTATCAGTGATGCAAGAAGGCCCGGCTTGGTATTATCAAGACTATAAATACGCAGATCAAGTTAACTATATTAACTTCTTAAGCGAGATGAATTTCTTATTGGTTCACAATAAGAGCGATATTCCATACTTTAAGGGTATATTTAAAAAACCCACATTTAATCTTCAATCTCTTATGATCGAAGATGTTGTCAAAGATGTACCCCGTCAAAACAATCAAATGCCTATCATAGGTGGTAACTTCTGTAGTTGGTATGGTGGTATTGACAGTTACTTTGTAGCACAGAACTTTAATAAACCCATCTTTATCCCTAGTATGGGACGTAAGATAGAAAATGAAGATCAATTTCCTAGCTTACATCATCTATCATATATGATGTGGAATGAGTGGATACAAACACTTGCAAATTTTAATGTGGGTATACACTTAATGCGTACTCACGCCGCAGGTACATTCGCCCTCAATTGTGCTTATCTAGGTATACCTTGCATTGGATATAAAGGGCTAGATACACAAGAAACTTTGCATCCTGAATTGACTGTGAACATAGGTGATATTGATAAGGCAAATGAATTATCAATTAAATTAAGAGACGATAAATCTTTTTATAATCACTGTTCAACATCATCTAAGGAATTATATCAAATATATTATACAGAAGAAAAATGGTTACAAAATTGGAATATAATTTATGAGCAAATTAAAAACTAAAATTGGTATTGTCGGAAATGGTTATGTGGGAAAAGCTTTCTACAATTTTTTTAAGAGCCACTACGAAGTTTTTATATATGATCCGGCGTATAATTTATCAAATACTAAAGATGACATTAATAAGTGTGATTTAGCCGTAGTTTGCGTTCCAACCCCAGAAAATGAGGATGGCAGCTGCAACACCACTATCGTCGAGGAAAGCATTAACTGGATTCAAACACCACTTATTCTTTTAAAATCGACAGTTGAAGTTGGTACCACTGACAGATTGATTGAAAAATTTAAAAAAGATATTGTATTTAGCCCAGAATTTGCAGGTGAATCCAAACACTGGACTCCAGAATCTTTCACAAATGATGTTAAACAAACACCTTTCTTTATTTTTGGTGGTAAAAAAGAACTTTGTTATAAAATTATTGAAATTTATACACCAATTACTGGACCAAGCAAAACTTATAGAGTTACTGATCCTATAAACGCTGAGTTGGCAAAATATATGGTGAATACACATTTGGCATTAAAAGTTGCTTATTGCAATGAAATGTATGATTTGTGTAATAAACTTGGCACAAATTATTACGAAGTTAGAGATTTGTGGTTATTGGATCCACGCACAACCAAGTCGCATACAGCCGTATTTACCGGAGAACGTGGATTTGGTGGTAAATGTTTTCCCAAAGATACCAAAGCATTTGTTAAACTGGGAGATAAAGTTGGAGTGGATTTGTCCATATTAAAATCCGCAATATTAAGCAATGAAAAAATGTTGAAATTGAATGAATAAAAATTGCATAGTAATGGTGGCAATTCAAGATGAAGGCGCCAAATTTGACCATCAGAAATATTTCAATGTATCAAAACAGTGTTGGCAAGCTTATTGCAAAAAAAACAATATAGATTTTATTGTAGTAGATAAAAAATTGCCAGATGTAAAATTCTGTGTCTGGCACAAAGAATTCGTTTTTGACTTTATAGGCGATAAATATGACAAAATAGCACTTGTAGATTTTGATACGTTGGTACATTGGAACGCACCAAATTTCTTTGATTTATATAGAGATGAATTCTGCGGAGTACTGGAAAATGAAAATTTATTCTGGATAGATAATAGTCTAAAAGCATTTAAATCTAGTTTCTCCGAATTAAAAGACGTAGATATCAAATTGTCGGAATATATCAACGGCGGCGTTTTATTCTTCAATAAATCACACAAAGTATTTTTTGATAAATTAAAAGACTTTTATTTGAGAAATAAATCTACATTTGATCACTGGAATGTTCCACATACAGGAAAAGAACAGACGATATTAAATTTATATCTTAAAAAAGAAAATATTAATAAAAAATATCTTGATTTTAGATTTAATACAATGCGTTTAACTAAAAATGATTGGTTACAGTACAATTGGCAGTTAAATGAAGATAAAACTCCTTTTTTTATAAAATATTCTTATATTTGGCATTTCACCGGCTGTTCCATAGAAGAAAGAAGTTCATTGATGTTAAATATATGGGATCAAACCAAACACCTTTACGTATGAATGTAGTTTATATAATCAATATTGCAACCGACAGAAAACCGGGTAGAACAGTACCATATAAATTTGGAATTGAGTCTTGGAAACATTACTGTAATAAACATAATGCTAAATTGGTTGTGTTGGAAGAACCTATTCTTCCATATGATGACTTACGACCCAATTGGCACAAAGTGTTTATTTTTGATTTATTGGAACAATCAAATATTGACGTAGATAAAATTTTAATTGTTGATGCTGATACTATTGTACATCCAGATGCACCAAATTTCTTTGATGTAGCTGAAGACAAGTTTTGTGTGGTTAATAATATAGGATCTTATGATTGGTTGTTTAGAAGTATAGAAAATTACAAAAAATACATCTTCAACAATTATAATTTTGATGTAACCAAATACTTCAATTCAGGAGTGTTAATATTAAATAAAACCCACAAAGAGTTCTTCAATAAAGTCAAAGATTTCTACTTTGCGAATAAAGAAAATTTGGTTAAAATGCAAGAAACGTTTTTTACAGGCACAGATCAACCTGTATTAAATTTTATGTGTCAAATTGAAAATATCGATATGAAGTTCTTGCCATACGAATTCAATATGCAAGATTTACATCGTAGAGAAGCATTGAATGAAAATATGCCTTATTTAAATATGGGATACATATTTCACTTCAATGCTATTCCCAATAACGGAGATAATTCCAAAACAATGTATTGGATGGAAACGACTTATAATAAATTATATGCAAAAAATTAATATATCGTTTGTTGGTGAATTTGGATATGAAATGATATTGTCTGTACCTTACGCTTATTATTTACATGTAAATAATATGTTAGGCACAACGGTGTCATCTAAAGATACAAAATGTTTTTATTATTTTAGTAAATTACATGAAGAAAAATTTGATTCTAGACGAGGTTATCTGTATAATAGTGATTACGGTGGAAATAATCTACAAGGAAATCCAAATAAAACAATACATAAATCTAATTTAGATACTACAAAGTTTATTATGCCGCCATATAAAGAAATTTATAAAAATAATTTATTTGTATTTGATAAACCTTTAATAATGATTTCTAACAAATATTATAGTACAGGAAGAAATGAAAATCGACATCTCAACATTGAGATATTAAAAGAAATATTTGATATACTATCTAGCAAATTTACTATTGTATATAATAGAGCTTTAAAAAATAATATTGTAGAAGATCAAAATTTAATAGATGAAAAGTTTCAAGATCACAATTTAATTAAACAATTAAACAATCCAAATATAATTGATATTAATGAGTTATACTTAGGTTATAAAAATATGTTAAGTTTCAATACTTTTCAGTGTATGTTAAAAGCTAATTGTGAAAAATATATATCAGTTCAAGGTGGTACGTCGATATTTTCAAGCTTATTCGGTGGAACAAATATAATATATGCGGATGATTGTATGGAAACAAAATTTAATAGTTATTCTTGGTATAATCGTTTTAGCGGTACTAAAATTATTCACGTAAAAACGTATGAGGATTTATTAAAATCATCCGAGGTTTTATGATCTATGATTATATAGTTGTAGGATCGGGATTATTCGGATCAACATTTGCAAATTTAGCTAAAGATCATGGCAAAAAATGCTTAATTCTTGAAAAAAGAAATCATATAGGTGGTAATGTTTACACAGAAAATAAGTCTGGAATAAACATTCATATGTATGGACCTCATATTTTTCATACATCAAACAAACAAATATGGGAATATGTTAATAAATTTACAACCTTTAATAATTTTACTTATAGACCAAAAGTAAATTATAAAGGCAAAATATATTCTTTTCCAATTAATTTAATGACGTTATATCAAATGTGGGGATGTATCAATCCATTAGATGCACATAATAAATTAGAATCTGTTAAAATCAAAATAAAAAACCCATCTAATTTAGAAGAATGGATATTAACTCAAATCGGAGAGGAATTATATGATACTTTTATATACGGTTATACGAAAAAACAATGGGCAACAGATCCAAAAAATCTCCCGTCGTTTATAATAAAAAGATTGCCAATTCGATTGGATTTTAATGATAACTATTTTAATGATTGTTATCAGGGAATACCTATAGGGGGTTATACCAATCTTATAAAAAATATGATTGAAAATATAAATATAGAAACAAATGTTAATTTCTTAGAAGATATATGTTATTGGCAAAAAAAATGTAAACATATTATTTACACAGGAGCTATTGATGAACTATTTAACTACAATCTAGGAGAGTTGGAATACAGAAGTTTAAAATTTGAAACTACTGAATTAAACGTTAACGATTTCCAAGGAAATGCCGTTATAAACTACACCGATGAAAATATACCATATACCCGCGTAATTGAACATAAGCATTTTGATTTTAATAAGACGGATACAACCATTATAACAAAAGAGTATCCCGAGAAATGGCACAGAAACTTGGAAAAGTACTATCCCATAAACACCGAAAAAAACAACGATTTATATTATAAATATAAAAAACAGGCTTCTGAAACTTATGAAAACTTTATATTTGGCGGCAGACTTGCGTGTTATCAATATCTTGATATGCATCAAGTAATAGGTCAAGCATTTAAAAAGTTTAACGACTTAAATAATTAAAAAAAATTTCAAATCAATTCAAATAGTATCTATAATAGAGTATGAAAAAATATAACTTCACAAACAAATTATTCTTAGTTACAGGTGGTAGTGGATTTCTAGGCAAACCACTCGTTAAAAGACTTTTGAACGACGGTGCAAAAGTTCGTGTTCTATCAAGAGATGAAGGTAAACTAATTGATCTTAAACAATCATTTCCATCCATAGAAATTCTCACGGGGGACGTTTCTGATCCATTTGAAGTACGTCAAGCTATGAAAGGAGTTAATGGTGTATTTCACTTAGCAGCATCAAAACATATTGGTATTGCTGAAAAGCAAGTTCGTGAATGTATCAAGTCCAATACATTAGGATCACTTTACATTTTAGAAGAATCGCTTAATTATGAATTGGAATTTGTAATTGGTATCAGTACAGATAAAGCAGCTCAAGTAGCCGGTGTATATGGTGCTTCTAAATTACTAATGGAACGTTTATTTAAGCAGTTTGAACAGCTAAATCCAAATACAGACTATCGTATAGTTCGTTATGGCAACGTGTTGTATTCTACAGGATCAGTACTATGTAAGTGGAGAGACTTGATTAGCGAAGGTAAAGACTTGATTGTTACAGAACCAGAAGCTACCAGATTCTTTTGGACGGTTGATCAAGCAATTGATTTGATCTATAATTGTTTGGAAAATTGTGCCGATTCAACACCATACGTACCCACGATGAAAGGTATGAGTATAGGAAATCTATTGGAAGCACTAATTCAAAAATACGCTCCAGCTGGATCCAAACCAAATGTTAAAGTTATCGGTTTACAACCAGGCGAAAATAAACACGAAAAGATTCTAGAAAATGGTCCTTATAGCAACGAAGTTGAACAATATACTATCGAAGAAATCAAAGATCTTATCTAATGAAAATATTGGTTATAGGTGGAAATAGATTCGTTGGTAAAAAAGTCGCATATGAACTAAGTAAATTAGACAACGTTGCTGTTCTTAACAGATCAGGCACAGGTCCAAATAAAGTTAAAGTAATCAAGTGGGATCGTAATGAACCATTTAATATCGAAAATGATTACAACGTTATTCTGGACTTTTGTCTTTTCAAACCAGCTCAAGCTCAACATCTTGTAAATTGGTTGAAGCCCAACCAAAAATACATATTTATAAGCAGCGGCGCCGCATATAAAGACGCAAACTGTCTATCATACAACGAAGAAATGTGCATTGGTGGTCGATCTGGATTTGGTGATTATGGTGTAGAAAAAGCCGATTGTGAAAATATAGTCAAACAAATAGACACTAACTATATGATTATCAGACCACCATATATTGTTGGTCACGATTGTCCTAGACCAAGAATAAGTTACTATATCAGAAATATACTTAACAATAGACCTGTAGAAGTTGCTGGTACAGGAAATAAACTATTGAGTTTTATATGGGCAAATGATATTGTTAATACATTGGTGGATATGTCTACTACTAATCAATACAACACTAAAGATAGTTACAACATTGTAAACGAAGATGTTTACAGTGCCAGAACACTCATCGAAGAAATAAGTTTGTTTTTAAATAAAAAGGCAAATATTATTGAAAATGGTACTAGTTCACCGTTTATAGACGAACATCTATTGTTGTCTCCTTTGAAATTAGGAAGAAAGTTTAGTAGTACAAAACAAAATCTACCTGAATTTTTCGATTATATCAAATCTACGTTATGAACAAATTATCAAGAACAAAGCCATATATTCCCAAAGAGGACCACAAAGAAATATTAGACAGAGTTGCGGATATTCTAAATACAGAATCGTTGGTTCAGTCCAAGTATGTTTCTGAGTTTGAGAATATGTTTGCAAAGTATTGTGGTACAAAATACGCAGTTGCAACTTGTTCAGGCGGCACTTGTTTGGAAGTAGCACTAAGAGCCTCTGGTTTGGTAGGTAAAAAAATAATTGTACCTACACAAACATTTATAGCAAGCGTTAGTGCAATAGTTCGTTCCAACAATATACCTCTAATTGTGGATATCGATGAAAATACACACTGTTTAAGTGCTGATGTAATTGAAAAGAATTTGGATAAAGATGTAGCGGGCGTGATGTTAGTACATATGGCTGGCTATATTACTCCTGATTATTACAACATTAAAAAACTATGTGATAAACACGGCCTTTTATTGTTTGAAGATGCTTCTCACGCAGTAGGGTCTACTATAGACGATCTTCATTCTGGAAATCTGGGATATGCAGGATGTTTCTCCCTATTTGCTACGAAGATTATTACCACGGGTGAAGGTGGGATAATTACTACAAATGATGCAAAGTTTGCAGAAACTTGCAAAACTTTGAGAAATCACGGAGCTGTTAGAAATCCAACACCAGTAAATGGAGTAGACTTCGGTGTGAGTTGTGAATTTATTTCTTCTAACTATAAAATGACAGAAATGGTTGCAGCTCTTGGTATTAGCCAACTAAAAAGAGCAAATGAATTTGTAGAGAAACGTAACGTTATAGCAAAAAGATATAAAGAAAAGATTACCAATCCCAAAATCAAATTTATCGATGTTCCAAATAATATAGTTAATACTTGGTGGCACTACATTATAGAATTGCCAAAATCCACAACTTTAAATGAAAGATCGGAAATTTGTAAAAAACTATTTTTGGAATATAACATACCTACAGCAAATGCTTACTGGCCAGCTTGTCATCAACAAAAAGTATTTGAACCATATACCGTGAATCAAACATATGAATCAGCAGATGGTTTGTTGTCTAGACATCTATCTATTCCTATGTACGTAGAAATGACGATGGATCAAGTTGATTATGTTGCGGATGTAATTAACAAAATTGTATGATTGTAAGCATTCATCAACCCAATTATTTACCTTGGATGGGATTTTTTGATAAAATAGCTAGAAGCGATATCTTTGTTATTTTTGATAACGTACAGTTTCCAAGAGGCAAACAACATTTTGGACACAGAAACTTAATCAAGACCGATGGTGAACCAAAGTGGTTAACTGTACCATTAAATGGAAAAAGTGAACTCAAAAACTTTGATGAAATAGAAATCAATTATAATGGATGGAACAATAATCATCTAAACTTAATCAAGAATTTCTATAAAAAATCAAAGTACTTCAATGTATATTATGGCGATTTAGAGTCAATTCTCCGAGTCAACTATAAAACATTATCAGAATTAAACAGTGCTTTGATCAAATATTTCTTAAATGTAATGGAAATCAAAACACAAGTTGTATTTTGTTCCGAAATATGTCCCAAGGAAGTTTCTGGTGGGGATCGTATAATGTATTTATTGAAGAATTTAAATGCTACAAAATATATTTCTGGTACTGGTCCAGGCTCAATGAGATATATAAATGAACAAGAGTTCAAAGATAATAATATAGAATTGATTTGGCAACATTATAATCATCCAAAATATACACAATTATATGGTGACTTTAAGCCATATATGTGTATAATAGATTTATTGTTCAACGAAGGTACAAATAGCAAAAGTATAATTTTAAGTTAATATGAAACGTGTAATGGCAATAGGAGCGCATCCTGATGATATTGAATTTGGTTGTGGTGGTACACTGTACAATCACAAATTAAAAGGAGATTACGTAGTATACGTATGTATGACCAACACAGAATCTGTGGACGGTACTAATGGAACGTTATTAAGAACCGCAGAAGAAAATAAACTGGAAACCATTAATGCATCTGAAGTGTTGCAATGTGACGATATAGAATTCTTACCATTCAAAGACTTACACGTGCCTTTTAGTTTTGACTCGGTAAGTAAACTTGAAAGTTTGATTAAAAAGCACAAAGTAAATACAATTTATACACATTGGGCTGGAGATGCAAATCAAGATCATATTTCCACATTTAAGACTACGATGGCAGCTGCTCGATATGTTCCCAACGTATTGTGTTATGAACAAATACCCATCTCCAGAATGACAGAGAATCAAATGGATATAAATTACTATGAAAATATAGATAACGCATTTGATAAGAAAATTGAAGCTTCTATGTGTCATAAAAGCCAGATTTCAAAATATGAAAAAGTTGGATTAAATGTAAAATCTAACCTAGAAATACTAGCAAGATTTAGAGGTATACAAGGTCAATGTAAATATGCAGAGGCTTTTAAGGTACTAAAAATAATCAATTCATTATGATACTTAGAGTAAATCCAGAATTTGGTATTGAATTGGCACTAGCTATACCTTTTGCTTATTGGTTACATCAAAACAAACAGTTGGATGGTGTAGTTACCAGTAAAGGAATGAAACCATATTATTTCTTCTGTGACAATGTAAAAGAAGAATTTCTAACCAGAACAATCGATAATGATCTGGCGTTAGCAGAAGTGCCAAATAAATGGATTCACCATAACTCACTAGCAGTTACAGGCAAAGAATATCACCATCTAACAACTGAAGAACAAGAACAAGTTAATGGTGTGTTGGATTACACCAAGTGGTCTAGTCCTCCTTTTAAAGAATATTATCAAAACGACGAATATAAATTTGATAAACCCGTGGTATTTATAACAAACAAATATAATATGGAACACGGAGAAATTCCTCTGGGATATTTTAACATTCCTTGTTTATATGAAATGTTTGATTATTTTAAAGAAAAAGGATATCTTGTAATATACAAGAGAGCTACTAATAAAGAAAAAGAATTTACTATAGACCAAAACGAATACAATTCATTACAACAAGGTTACCACGATATTAAAGCTAATGTAGAAGGAATTGGAACTATAACAGACTTTGAATTGTGCAAATATTTTGATAATGTAATTTTAATAGACGATTTGGTAAAACAATCAAAGTATAGTTACAATGAAACCCAACTTAAATTAATGGCAAATTGCAGCAGATTTGTTACAGTTTGTGGCGGAAATTCAATATTATCTTCACTTTTTGGAGGCACGGTTATTAGTTATATACATAAGGGAAAAGAATTACGCCCTAATTACTTTGGGCCTAATAGTTATTTCCGTAAGCTTTCAAACGCTAACGTTATTCCTGTAATAGACAAAAGTGTTGTAAAGACAGGAATCCACGATTATAGTGAATTGATGCATCAAATAAAAATACAGTTTTAAATATGAAAATTAGTTTTATCCAACCCAGCAGAAACAACTTAAAATATCTTAAGTGGAGTTACGAAGCTATTCGTAAAAATTTAAGTCATAAAGAACACGAAGTTTGCGTAGCTGACGATTTTAGTAACGACGGCACCTTGGAATGGTGTAAAGAAACTGCAGCTAAAGATCCATACTTTAAGTTCATACGTAACCACGGACCAACCAGATTGGGTCACACAATTCTATATGACCGTCTTATAAATGAAGTTGCTACCAATGAGGTTGTGATGATCTATCACGCTGATATGTACGCCTGTCCTAACTTTGATAAATATGTAGAAAAGTATATTCAACCAGGCACAATCGTAAGTCTAACTCGTATTGAACCACCTTTACATCCTCCCGGGCCAGAAAAGATCGTTCAAGCATTTGGAACTGAGCCAGAAGAGTTTAATGAAGCTGGATTATTGAAATGGTTCAATGATACCCGTTTGACCAGAAAAGATAAAACCACAGAAGGAATCTTTGCGCCATGGGCCCTTTATAAGAAGGATTTTCAATCAATTGGTGGTCACGATGATCTTTATGCTCCTCAGAGCAAAGAAGATAGTGATATCTTTAACCGTTTCCTATTAAATGGATATAAGTTTGTACAAACGTGGGAGGGATGTGTATATCATATGACCTGTAGAGGAAGTAGATATAATCCAACTCTAACCACAGTTGGCAAAGAAAGCGACGAATGGTTGGCACAAAACAATCGAAGTGCCAGAAACTTTATTCGTAAATGGGGACACTTTGTTAAACACAATGATACTATGAAGCCAATTGTGCCAAAACGTTATGATGTTGGATTTGTAGTACGTAACTGTGACGAATACAAATTGGCTTTGTTGGAACCTTGGTGTGATACCATTTATACCGATGTACCATACGACCGTTATATTAATATCGAACAGAAAAATACCAAGTTTGATTTGAATAAAAAACTCAAACGATATGAAGTACCAAAAACAAATGACATCATCGTAGAGTTTGATGCAACTAAGTTATCAAATGAAAGTTTTGAATTTTTCAATATGATTCAGTTGATGTTAGAAGATAGTGGTCAAATAGGCACTTTGGAATTTGACATCTTCAAACTACACATTAATAAATTACAAGATTATAGCAAACAATTAATTGAAATAAAAGACGAATGGTATAACAAAAAATTGTTATGAAAAAATTGATAGAAATTTGGAAAAATACGTTCTTAAAGTATTTTGATATAAATCAAAATGGCAAATTAGATTATTTGGAAATACTATTTTTCTTATGTTTATTAATTGCGTACAACTTGTTTTTTCAAATATTAGGTAACTACATTTACGATCTTATAAAAAAATGAACTTAACTGATTACAATATACCGCTTATATTTTGGGTATCATTCATTTTGGTGATTTGGTTAAACAGCGATATAGTACACACAATCGCTAAATTAACAAACACTAAACGTCTATTAAAAATAGATGAATACCAATTGTATAAATCAACCGTGGATCCGATGTCAACATATCCCAATTTTTTATATGCTGAATACCCAGGTTATTTTACTAAATTAATAAGTTGTGTGATTTGTTTGTGTTTTTGGTCAAGCTTATTTAGCGTGGGTATATTACTATTAGTTTTAAATTACCCATTATACTATGCAATTATGTTGTTTCCAATTAACTACATTTGCAGTTTGTTTTTATATTTAATAATAAATAAATTATTATGATTATAGGAAGTTTTGTTGCATTAAACAATTTGGTATCCAAAGATAATATCGGCGCATTTGCGCCTTTAACAAATTGTATACAAACATTTGATAAAATCTGTTCGTGTCAAAAACAAAGAAAGACACTAAAGCACGATGAATGTAATAAAATTTACATTAATACAGTTACAGCCGTAGCTCCTTCTTTGGTTGATTACTTTAAAACAAAAACCACTGATGAAGAAATTATATTCTATCACAATGGTCATAATTTGATTATGAAACTCAAATTGCGTTAATAACCTTCAACGCATTTAAAACATTTTCTCTGATGTAGGGATACTCCTCCAATATACATTCATTCAATTTATCACTACAATCTTCCCATTCAAAAGCGCAGTCTGCTTTTGCTTTTACTTTTGGATCATTGATCATTTCGTGATCGTTTGGCGCTGAATTATAAATCTTAACTATTTTGTTTTTACTAAACCTTCTACCTGAAGGTACAGGTTCTTGTTTGTATTTGGTAATATGAACTAACTTACCACTTTGTTTTTGTTGCAACCAAGTACATTCATCTTGTGGATACACATCGTATCTGATATCAGTTATAAAAACCACATCTGCAGTAGATTGTTTAATCTTTTCTTCAATTTTACCAGTCCAATATCTACCCTCAGATACCTTTCTCATAACATCACCATAAGCAACCAATAGTGGTCTAATAATATTCTTCTCATTGGTGTTCTCTGTAAATACATCAATACCCACCTTGGACTTGATAAGATCTTTTAAATCGTTCTTCAACTCATATGCCAATGCATACTTTTCAGTTTTGAGACCTTGTTCAGTCAAAAGTTTTTGAGCAACAGTAGTAAATAAATCTTTACCACTACGAGCAAATCCAGATACACCTATAATTTTCATATTATTTAAATAAATTCTCCACTTCTTTCTCGCTGTACCCAAAACCTTGGATCAACTCACATAATTCTTTTAAGTTGTTGTCAGAAGCAATATAAACACTATAATAGTCTATTGCATCACGTTTGCCAATTTTATATTTGTCACAGATGCAATCTAGTATTGTATTATTAATACCCTCGGTACTATTCTTGATATACTTACAGAACTTTCTACCTTTTGGTACTAAATCAATCAATACTTGATAAAATTGTTCTTCTGGAATGTTCTGAAAATGTTTGGATATAAAAGATACTTCTTCTATAATATCAGCATCCATACTTAAGAATCTAATCAACATATATTTGTTGAAAGACTTCTTCTCCTCTTCAGAAAGAGAAGTGTAGTAGTTTTTGTTTTTTACCTCCCGAATATGATTTACATGATCAAATAAACCACGAACTTTAACTTTGTTTTCGGATGTTTTCTTTGCTTTCATTATTCAATATTCTACTACGTTTTGCCAAAACTTCAATGTCTTTTGATATTTTATTATTTTTTAAATTTAATAACTCCAATGCATCAACTGTGAGAATTTGGTGGTCATCAAATTTTCTTAATAATTTAATAAACAGATAGAAATTGAAAAAAGAAAATATGGCTACTATTATGAGTAGTAGCCATATCAATACTTGACTATTAAAAATATAACTCATACTTATAACTATTTACAAGTACGAGTTAACATTTATTTCAAATTAAGCCTTATAAGCAGTGCTCAATACTTCACGTAGAGCATTGATCTGACGACCGGTTAGGTCAACTCGGCTATTACCAGCACGTAGAGTCAAGCGTGAGGCCTTCTTAGCCTTAGCGACTGGAGTGGAGAGATAAATCTCAACACCAGTGGTGTTATGGCCTACGAAGTTAGTCTTGTTACGAGCATTTGTACGAGTATACATATTATTTCTTTACTTTCTTTTTTTGTTTGTTTTTTGTTTCGTTAGTTTCATCACTAACTTAAATTTATCTTACCACCCAACCGTCAAACTGTCAACAACTTTTCAATCAAATTTTGAATTCTTTTTCAAACCGTTCAATAGCATAGTCCTTAGCTTTGAACTCAAATTCATAATCTACTCCATCCATATCAACGTATTCTTCAGGAATATTACGAACATAGTCACCGTGCGCACGTGGATTTTTGTTGGTCAAATCATTGTCACTAAAGTGAAACAATGGACGATAATTACCCCACGTAGACATAGCCAATTTCATTGCATCTTTAGCAGTCAACTTACCTGAGTTACAACGAAAGTGCAAATTGTCATACG